CTATCATATTTTTTTAAATAATTCTTGTTAAAATCAACAGTATTACATTTTGAGCCTTTTGGCACAGGTCTGGTAAATGCTTTATTTAAACTAGCACCACCTTCTGTTTCGCTAGGTTTAAATGAGTTTATAACTGAACCCTCTTCTGCTGCACCGGGAGGAGTTTCTACTGTATTGCCTTCACTTTGATAATTATTTTTTAACTCTTCTTCAACCTCAGATATAATTCCTCTAGATTCTTCACTTAATGGTTGTCTTGATTCGACATTTTCAACTTCTGGACTTTCGTCTGAAACTACTTCAATCTTATTATCAGTATTGTTACTTTCTTCTGAATTAGTATTATTGTCATTATCGTTGCTATCATTTGTATCTACAGTACCAACATTCTTAATAGTTGAAGTCATTTGATCTGGAGAAGTTAAATAGTAAATTGCATACCCAATTACTATAAGTAATAAGATGTGGGAAAATTGACTGTCTCTTAGCATATATTAATAATCGAGAAAAAAAAATAGTTTAAATTTTTAAAGTATTATTTTTGTTTTATAAAGTATATTAATATAAATCTATTTCTTCTGATGAGTCAGAGTTAAACATATATTTTGTCTTAATATAAATTTTTTTTATAATAAAATTATTGAGTTTACATTTAGTGCCTTTAACTTTAATTATATCACCTTCGTCTAAATAATTTATACCTACTAATTCCCCTTGACAATTTTTAATGATTGTATTAATTGTTCCATTTTTAATTTCTAACATGTATACAATATTATCGGAATTAACTATTAAAAAGTTATCTTCTTGTTGAAATGTTTTTATTATAATTTTATCTGACAAATACTCTTTACTGTTCATATATAATTAAATTTATTTTTTAATTCTAATTAAACTACCATTGTATTTAAATTTTCTTAATTATAATATAATGTATCAAGATAATTTATTTGAAATATTAAAAAATAAAGATTATTTCACTAATAATACATATACAAATGAATTAATATCAATATTACAAAATTTAGTATTTAATGGTGATATAAAGAAAGTATATAAATTTATTAAATTATTGAATAAATATAACAAGATTGAATATATTATTAATGAATATAATGAAAATGGTGAGACGGCACTTCATACCGCAGTAAGTAATAAACATCAAGATATTGCAGATTTACTTGTTCAAAATGGCGCTTGTACGAATTTAGTTGATAAACATGGCCAAAAAGTTATTTGGGTTCCAGAACAGAAAGGAGGTAACAATCTTCATAAAATATATGGTAAAAGATATACCTAATCAAATATATACTTAATTTTCTTTAAATAAAAATTGATATTTTTATTTAAAAATAATTTATTATTTATTAATAGTTTAAATGAATTTAGATAGCTTGGAAAGCAAATATTTATCAATGACGGATTGCGATATTGATAAGTTATTATTAGGGGTTGACTTAAATGAGGAAGAGTTTGATGAAAAAAATATCAACAAATGTTCTTCTTGTCAGAATGAGGACCTTGTTATTAATCAAAATGGTGAATGTATATGTGAAAGTTGTGGTGTAGTTAATAGTGAATTATATGATGAAATGCCAGAATTTAATAATGATTTAGAAGGAACTTCACGTTATGGGTGTCCATCAAATTATTTTTATCCGAAATCGGCATTAGGAACTAAATTCCGAACAAGAGGATATAGTCGAATTAGTAATTTACAACGCCAAGGACAGATGCCTTATCGAGAGAAAAGTTTATTAGAAATATTAACAAAAATTCAGAAAAAGTGTAAAACATATGGTATTACACAAACAATAGTAGATAGTGCTAAAATTTTATATAAGAAAGTATCTGATTGTAAACATACTAAAGGTAAACGTGTAGGAAAAAATAGAATTATGAGATGTATTAATCTAAGGTCAATGATTGCTGCGTGTGTTTTCTATGCTTGTAAATTACAAGGTGAACCTCGAAGCCCAAAAGAGATTGCTGATATCTATGATTTGGAAATAAAAAATGTCAATAAAGGGTGTCGTCGTTTTTTAGAATTTATAGATTTAGATAGTTTAAATACAGAATTCTGTAGTTCCAAGTCATCAGATTTTATTGAGAGATTTGCTAGCAAGTTATCTTTAGAAGCACAGTATATTAAAATTGCAAAAGATATATCAACTAATATTCATAAACTGGATGTGGCTTCTACGCACGAACCACCTTCAGTTGCAGCAGGTTGTATTTTACTTGTATCAGTGATGTATCATTTAGATATTACTAAGAAACAAATATCAGATGTTTTTAAAATTTCTGATGTTACTATTTCTAAAACCTATAGAAGAATACATCCTTTCCATAATATTGTTATGAATAATATGATTACTGATTTGGTTCTACAAAAGAGAAATTCAATACCTAAAAAGAAGATAAATATCACTGAAGAAAATCTAGTAATTGATAAAAAAAATATTGTTAAAAAGACAAAGAAAAGTAAAAAATGTCTAAGTGAATCATCAGATGAATCAGATGATTCGGATATTGATGTTTAAATTATAACCATAACCTATATATAAACCTATATTAAATTATAAATTAATTTATAATTTGATATATTAATTAATAGCTGGTTTCGTCAACCAATTATATTTATTTTATTAGAATATTTTTTTAAATAAGAATATTATCAATAATTTCATCAATATATTCGAAAGTATCAACCTTAAAACTATCGTCAATTAATTTTGTATATTTCTTTTTAATATCATCCAAATCTTTTTTATTATCTAATGGAATATAAATTTGTTTAACACCTGCTCTTTTAGCTCCTGCTAGTTTAAAATTTAATCCACCAATTTTAGTTATCTTACCGGTTAATTCTACCTCACCTGTCATTGCTACATCGTTTCTAATCTTTTTACCAAGAAGTCTTGAAATAAATGCAGATGTAAAAGCACATCCTGCACTCGGTCCATCTTTTGGAGTAGAAGTAGATGGAGCATGAATATGGAAGCCATATTTAAAATTCTTATTAATATGTTCATTTATATTTTTGATATTACTGTATTTATCTAAATTTCTCATAATATATTGCGTAGCAGCAGTGTACGAACAATTAACAGATTCTTTCATAACATCACCTTGATTACCTGTTAATTTTAATTCGAATTCATTGGTAGATGATGATGCATTATCGAAAATCTGTATAGGAATAATACCTCCATTTCCATTAGTAGTTGCATATAAGCCACTAATAATACCTATTTCAGGATTTTGATGTATTGTGGTGTTATCATCAATAGGACTTTTTAAAGTATCTTTAATAATTTTTTCAGTTAACCTTAATGTTTTTCTATTCTTTGCAAACATACCCTTCTTACATATTTTATCTAAATTTAATGTTAACAATATATCTTCCATTTTTCTTTTAATATCTCTGACACCTGCTTCCATAGTATAATTGTCAATTATATATTCAATTAATTCATTTGATACTTTAATATCTAAATCATCAAATCCTATATTATTTATTAGTTCAGGTAAAGTAAAATTTTTAATAATCTCTAATTTATCATTAAGTGTATAAGGATTAACTGTTATTTCCTTAATTCTATCTAATAATATAGGATCAACTAAAGATGAATCATTATATGAAAACATCATAATAACCTTGTCTAATGGAAAATCAACACCTTGAAAAAATCTATCTTGAAATGTATTATTCATATTTGGATCTGTTAAATGAATTAAGATTGATGTTATTTCATTAACTTGACCATGTTTACTACATGCTTTATCTAATTCATCAAAATATAAAATACATCTTGATTTACCCATTTCTACCATTTTTTTTATTATCATACCGGGTTGAGAACCTGAATAAGTATAACCATGACCGTGTAATATTTCTCCATCATTTTGACCTCCTAAAGTTATTTGTGCAAATGGTATATCTAATGCTTTAGACACACTCTTTGCTAATAATGTTTTACCTACACCCGGTGGTCCAACTAAACCAAAACTGGAACCTTGACTACTAGGATTAGATATCCATTTTCCAATAATTTGTAATAATGATTTTTTTGCTTCTTCGTGTCCATATGAGGAATCTTTTAATTTTTCTTCAACCGATTTTATATAGGTATATGCTTTGTCCCTATTATTATTTAAATTTTTAAAGAATACATCCTCTCCAGATGATGGCCATGGATAATTGATAATATTTTTAACAAATGTTAATTGTTTAAAATACTCATTATTAAATGATTTCATTTCTTCTATTTTTTCCATTGTTATTGATTTAACATTATCAGGTATGGTTTTATTAGTAGCTAATTGTTTAGCATAATCGACATCTTCGGTACTAACTGACTTTAATTTTTCAATTTGATTCTTTATGGAATTCGAACTTTTTTTAATTTTTAATTGCAAGTAAAAACCTATATTATTAAAGAATAAATTATATACACATTTACTTTGATTTTTCTTTTCTTTTAATAAACCTAATAATATTCCAGCAATATCACCATTTTCATCATCGCCTAATAGTAATAAAAAAATGATATTGAACATTTCCTTAAGTGTAGATGATTTAGATAGAAATTCTTTCATTAAATTTAAAACAGTATGGTTTATTATTTCAAAATATTTCATATATTGGTCATTGTAATATTCATTATATTCTGTTATATTTAAGGTTATTAAGTTTCCTAAATAATTATATCTAATAAACTGTTTTAAAAATTTTAAATCAACATCCTTATTGTTATTTTCAATATACGATATAACTTTATTTTTTTTATCATATAAAAATGGAAGATTTACTTGACTAGATTTTAGATTTATATTCACTAAATCATTATTAAATAACAATCCTACCTTTAATACATTGATTTTATTAACTTTTATAAATAAAAATCGTTCCAACTCTAAATAGTCATTACTTTTAAATTTTTCAGGAACTTCTAATTTATAACAGTTATCGCCAAAGTTAATATTATAGTCTTCTATATCTATTTTCGTTACGGATACAACGGTGCATAATTTATTCAATTCATTAATAAATATCATATCATCAGAATTTATTAAATTACACTTTATCTCGCCAATATACTTCTTAAGTGTATCATTTATATTACCATATCCATATTCTTCAATCAGTTTATTTATTATATTACTATATTCTTCAAATGCTTTAATATTTATATCAAGTATTTGGAACTTTTTTTCATTTTTGAAATATTCATTAAGATTGTCTATAGAATTAAAAGTACTTTCATCATTATTATCAATGATATCTGAAGTTTCAGAGTCTTCGCTATTCTCAATTTCGTTATTAATATAGTCATTGTAACTGGAGTTAACATTTTTACTAATTTCTAACAACTGAGATAACATCACATTTCTTTCTATTTGTTCAATAAAATTTACTTGACATAGATCTTCAATATGGTATTGTAATATTTTTACAGAATCACATATCTCAGAATATCGTTTTTGAAGAATAAACAATTTCATTTTTTGAACATTAATACTATTCATATTTATATTAATAGTGAAAATTAAATATTTTTAATTAGTTTTTTATTTAATTCGTTTGATAATAAAATTATTATCATATTCATTATATTTTCATTAGAGCAACATCATTATTAATATGACAATAGTTTTATTATTTTATTTATTTTTATTTAATTCGTTTGATAATAAAATTATTACCATATTCGTTATTTTATCATTATTTTTTCATTCAAGCAAAACGATTTAAGAAAAAACAAAATACACTTAAGAAAAATGAGATGAGTTTAATTTAAAAATAAAATGTTTACATATTATATATATAAATGCCCGGTACCAAGACTACTAAAGCTAAAACTACCAAGACTTCTAATAAAGCAACCCCTGTTACACAAGAACCTATTCAAGAACCTATTCAAGTTCAAAAAGCAGGTGGCAAAACAGCCAAATCTACAAAGGCTGCAAATGCTGAAAAAACAACAGCAAAAACCACCGCAAAAACCACCGCAAAAACCACACCAAAAACTACTAAAACTGCCCAAAAACCAATTGTTGTTAAGAAAGAAGAAAAGGAAGAAAAGGAAGATTCTGAAAAAACCGTACGTTCATTCAAAGTAATGCTTCCAGAAGCTGATAACTTTGTCGGTAGATTCACAGGTCTAACCCCATACCAAGCAGCTAATAAAGCTCTATCCAAATACTACCGTGAAACCAAGAAACCTAAACAAGATATTCAATTTAGTATTAGAGAATCAACTAGAGGTAGTAAGAGAGGAACTTATACCTACAAGGGTGCCCGTCTTAAGCTTGATGAACCCGTTAAATACACAATCTCTAACAGCGAAGGTGAAGCTCGTGAAATTGTCAAGAACTTCAAGAACAGACTTACCAAAGTAAAGAAGAGTGAACTATCAGCCACTGTATAAATTAACTCATTTTAAATTTAAATTTACCATAATTTAATTTTAAAATTATTCTAATGTTTTCGACATAAGGAAAAATATTAACCTAATTTAGATTAATATTTTTACGTGATATAAAGCAAAGATTTTATTTATTTTTATTTAAATTCTCGCATATTTTATTAAGGTTGATAATTTCATTTTTGAAATTAATATCTTTTGATTGATAATAGTTATCATCATTTAACATTTTTAAATATTTTGTAACAATATCTGATAACATGACATATTGTTCATTAGAAATATCTAAATTGAAGTTTTCTAATTCATTTTTTAAGAATAAACAGAGTTGAACTAACTCATCCTTATCATTCTCTTTGAAAAGTTCTTTAATATATTCTGTTTTTTCATCTATATCAACTTGATTAATATTGTCCTCGTCTAATAGATTGGTAACTTTTAATAAACAATCTCTTTGAAATTCGGTTATATCTTTAGTTGAATAAAAATCTATTTTAGCTTTTAAAAATTCTAGCTTTTCTTTCACTATTACGTCTTCTATATTTAATTCTTTTTGATAAGAACTATCATTTTCACTTGTTTCTAATGTATTATTAGATATAATGAAATAATTGTCATCAATATCCTTATCTAATTTAATTAATTCTGGTATTGTTTTATTTAATAGATTTTCCAAATTATCAATCAAATTGCCAGTCATTTCATCCTTTTTCTCTTTTGAAATAAGGTTATTATGTTTTATATTATTCAAAATAGTTTCTATTCTAATCTCTAACTTGTAAAATAACTGATTTTTAATCAGTTCTTTTTCATCCGTATCTTTATTTTCATTCGCATCTCTTAATATATTCTCTAACTTAGCATCAATATCATCATTAATATTTCTTATTAAAATATCTTTTGACTTTCCTGAATGTTTATCTTCTATAGATATATTAATTATTCCATTAATATCAACCTTAAATGTAATATTAATAATTGGAAGTCCTATTTTAGATATCTTATTAAACTCAAATTCACCAATTAAATAATTTTTAGAAGCAATTGACCGTTCGCCTTGATATACTTTAACTGTTACATCTTCTTCACCTGGAGTGTCTATTGTATATTTTTGACTTCTTTTAACAGGCAATGGTGTATTCTTAGGTATTATAATTGAAAACTGTCCTTCGGCTGTTTCTATACCTAATGACAAAGGTAAATTATCAACTAAAATTATATCATCATTAGTTAATTCCTTTTGAATTAATGCACCATAATAACAAGCTCCTAATGATACGACACTTTGTAGTTTATTATGAATAATCGGGTTAATCTTAAATTCATCATAAAGTAACTCTTGAATAATTTTTAACTTTGAAGAACCTCCTACTAAAATTAATTTATTAATCTCATATTTATTTTTGAAAGAATATATTTTCCTTTTAATTCGGTCTAATATATCCTTTGATATAGTTTTAAATTTCGAATTATCTAAATTGTATTCTAAATCTAGTGAACACTTTGATGTCTTATAGAAATCTTTAACTACAATAACACAAGAGTCTACCCAATATAGTTTTTCTTTGGCTTGGTTACATTTATATTGCAATTGTATTAATTTTGATTTACTTATTAATATATTAGTATCATTTATAATATTAGTTGATTTAAAAGTGGTCAAACAGTCATTATAAATTGCAGTAGTAAAATCATTTCCTCCTAAATCATTTACTCCGACAGAGTCAACTGTTTCAAAAAAGTTACCATCTATTTCTAAAATAGTCATATCCATAGTACCACCTCCTATATCAAATACCATTATCTTCTCTTCCTCGATATCGTTGTTTAAACCATATGCAAAAGCAGCTGCAGTAGGTTCATTTATTATTCTTAATATATTGAATCCTATCTTTTTTGATATAGTTAAAAGTATTTTTCTTTGGTTATCATTAAAATTTGAAGGAACTGTTAAAACTACATTAAATTCTGTATTTGGAAATTTTTTTAATAACAAATATTTTAAATGACTGAAAAATATTAAAAGTATCTCATTCTCATTATAAATTTTATCATTATGATAAAATTCTAAATTACTACCAATCTTTGTTTTAAAATTAGATAATATATTCTTTGAAGTACTATTTAAATCTACCGGAATATAATTACCACATGTTATTTTCTTATCAAAATAAATTTTTGTTGGAATACTTTCTTTAATTGAATCCTTGAAAATTGTTGGATTCTTGTTATAATAACTTATTACTGTGTTTGTTGTTCCAAAGTCTAAACCGATTGTTAACATCTTTTTTTCTGATTCCATTTAATAATACCTATATTATAAATATATCTTTTAAATTAATTTTAGAGTTTAAATTCTAATTAATTTACAAGTGTTGTTTTTTAAAATTAATCATTCGTTTCCAAACGAATAGACTAATAAGTGATATAACCATCGTACCTAAAATATATGCAGGCTTATTTTCTTCAATATTAGTTATTCTTGTTTCTATTTCGTTTATCTTGTTATTAAAATCATTTTTATTAACAAACTGATTTCTTAATGATTTAACTAAATTATTAAATTTTCTTCTATCTGTAAAAATTTCATTAGACAAATACTTTTTTGTATTAATATTAATTTCTTTTCCATTAGTTATTCCATATATAATAGTATTTAAATGAGTTAGATACTGATAATAAAAATCTATATCAATCCCTTTTAAATCTGAATAATTAAAGTCTTTTTCTAAATTAGAAATAACCATATAATTCTTCTCTTTTATTTTTTTTAAACTATCTATTGATGATAGTATATTTTTTTGTAAAGTTACAAATGTATTTAAATTATCATCTGAAAAAATATTACTATTATTTTCTAAAATAATATTATAACTTAAATTACATACTTTATCAGATTTTGATATTAATAAATTACTAATAGTAATATTTTTTAAGTTAACTCTCATTTCAAGTATCTTAATGTAATCTAAACTTGACCACGATAAACTTTTAGTATTATAAATAATATCACGATACTTTGTCAAATCTTTTTTTAATTTTAAATTAGATTCAATAAATTTGTTATATTCATTATTTCTAATATCAAATATATGAATATGAAGTGTCTCATACTTTGATAATAATTCATGACTTGTATGTTCGAATAAATTTAAAAAATTCTTAAAATTTTTCTTTACAGTTTCAATATTATCAGGTACTTGTCTTAAAATATCAAAATTTGAGGACTTTAACTCCTTTAATAAATTGTTAAGATCTCTTAAATTATCTGATGACTCTAAATTAAGAATATATCTTAACGCTTTTAATTGAGTTTCTAGTCTTTTTTGATGAATATCATCTAAATGTGGAAATTTTAATTTAATATGTTCTAATTCCTTCAGATTATTATATATTATATCTCTTTCAGAAATTAATATATCATTTCTAGATTCGAATATACTAATTATACTATCAATTGATGTTAACCAATTTTCTAAAAGATAATGATCAAATTTAAAAATATTAATATCTTTATTATTATTTTCTACTAATAACAAATAGTTTAACCAGTTTAATACTATGAAAAATCTCATTTTTAATAATTGAATCTGATTTAAGCTAATATCCTTATATTTTGTTATTTTAAATATATTATTTGGGTCCTGAATTAGACTTTTAATTGTTTTCTTATTCATATTTAATTTAGATCTTTCCAATACTATTAACCATTTACTTTCTTGATTATTAATATATTTATTTATTGATTTATTGTATGATTGAAAATAATTCCATAAACAATTTATATATGAATTAAGTTCTAGATCTATAATATTTGAGTACATTTATAATAATATAGATTTTTTACTTTTGTTATAATATTATTTGATGTATAAAAAGTATTATTTGATATACAAAAATATTATTTGCTGTACAAAATATTTCTAACTTAATATTTTTTATTTAAAAACCAATTAATCATTTCTTTATAATTATTATTCTCTTTTCTAGTCTTACTAGTGTCTAAATTATAAACTGATAGACTGCTATCAATTTTATATGGATTACCATGATGTTTCAGTGCATATAAATTTTCGTTCCAATCAGTCATCCATTTAATAAAAGTGTTATTATTTAATTTAATCCCATCTATTCCTATTTTATTCCAAACATACCCATATCCACATCTCAAATGACATATTTTTGGTTTATCTATTTCTAATGGTAAATTAACAAATGTTGGCAATACTTTTAACTTGTTATTTTGATATAATTTATGATTTGATATAGACCATTTGATATTATTGTTAATATAAATGTTATTAATTACTTTCAAACATTTAGTGTCAACTAACCAATCATCGCCATCTAAGAATATAATAATATCATTATCTGGACATTTACTATATACTAAATATCTATTATAACCAGCGTACATTCTTTCTTTATTTCTCAATATTTTACAACTATAACTTGTTTTAATTAATTCCAATGAAATTGGGGAATTATCATCTATAACGGTTGCAAAGATTAATTCTTTAGGATATTCTTGGTTTTCGATTGATTCCAAGCATTTATTTAAATATTCTTGATATTTATATGTTGGTATAATAATTTGAAATCGATTCATTAAATAATAATTAATTTAATTTCTTAAACTAGTTTAAGAAATTAAATTAATTATTATTTATATCTAATGACTAAAATATACCATTTTGATAATAATAATAATTTATTTTGCAAAGAAAATAATATTACAATAGATTGGGAGAAAGAGGTATTAACAGAATATAAATCATATCTACATGTCAAAGATAACCTTGATTTACCATTAAGCTATATCGCTTATCCGTGGGCATTATTAATTGATTATTATCACGATAAACATTATAAATTTATAACATTTTATAATTTTCTAGAAAAACTAGATTTGATTGATTTATTAAAAGATAAAACAGATTTTAGTATTACTGTGGTTCAATCTTACCATTTTAAAGAATTTCTTCCCGACTTTCAAAAGTTGGGAATAAAATTTATTTTTTCACCACATATTACTAAGGCAGATTTCCTTCCTATTTTTTATAAGTATAATATTATTGTTTATCCATATTACATATATCCGACAGTTACATCCAATAATATTAATCTTTTTGCTGAAGATGCAAATGGGAATAATAATATTAATCTTTTTGCTGAAGATGCAAATGGGAATAAAGATATCATATATAATTTCATTGGTAATGTTAATTATAGCAAAGAAAGACCAACACTTGTTAGGAATAATATTATTAATATGAAACATATGGAAAACTCTTTTGTAAACAAATTAGATGAATGGCACTTTAATCAGGCTGTTTATAACAATCAATTGAATATTATTAATTCAAAGTTATCCTCTGGAGAAATTATAGAAGAAAAAACAAACCGCGAAAATAAATATAGACAAATTATGGAAAAATCGTTATTTTCTATTTGTCCTTTAGGTATTGGTCCTAATTCTATACGCCTATGGGAATCTTTTACGTATAATACAATACCTGTTTCTATATCTGATGATCTTTGGTTACCATTTTATATAAATATAGATTGGAAAGAACTAATGATTGATATTAAAGAAGATGATTATCAAGATATATTGAATTTGAAAATGATTAATTCTAATAAAATAACTAAATATCAAAATAAAATTATGGATTTCTATCAATCTTATTTAACATATGAAAAATTTGGTAGTATTATTTATGAACCATTTAAAAAACAAAATATGGTTAATGGGTTGGTTACGTTATTGGTCCCTTGGTATAATCATATTGATAAAACATCTCTAAGATATACTGAAATACACAAATGTTTGGAAATAAATTTAAAAAATAAATATATCAAGACAATAATATTTTTTTATGAAGTTTCTAATGAAGAAGAAATTCTTTTTGAAGATTATATTGATCCAAAAATAAAAATTATACCAGTAATTACTAGTAAAATAAGAGATATTAGTTTTAATCGTTTAGTTAGGTATGCCAATGAAAATTTAATAAATGAATTATGCATTATTTCTAATAATGATATTTATTTTGATGATACTCTTACTGAATTAACACAACTAAATTTTTATAAAAATAATTACTTTATTTCATTAACTAGGAAAAATCATGATAGATATTTAGATAATAATAAAAAATTATGGAAACCTCATTCAGCTTCACAAGATAGCTGGATATTTGTTTCACCAATTAAATTAATGAAACAGGAAATTAATTTAGGATGGATTCAATGTGATAATATAATTTCTGCTAGTTATGATTCATTTGGGTATCAAGTTATTAATCCACATTATTCTATTAATACATGGCATCTTCATATGTATAATAATACTAATGAATTGTTAGAAAAATATAATTACAATTATCAATATCAAATGAAAAAAATAAAATTAGAATCAATTGAAGATATATTGAAATCAACATGTGTTCCATTATTTAATTTAGCATATAATGAACAATCAGTGAAGATTGAAGACACTCTTATTAAAAAAGAAAATAAACTTGATATTAGTAAATTATCTAATTTGAAAAAAAAATGGATTTTAAGGGAAAATAATTAATTATATTAATGAAAATAATCAGTTATTGTAATAATAAATATCCAAATAATTATGGAGGTGTAGCTAGGTTTGATTATTGTCTATCATTGATTTTTCCAGAAAGAATATTTTTTAAAGGTCCTGAACAAATTAACCAACTTTTAGAATATATTAACAACTTTAATACTAGTGATTATATTATTATTACAGACAATCATTTATCGTCTCAAATACCATCACATATTCCTTTAATGGTAGTTCATCATGGAGTTGCTCGTGTTCACTTTGAACGAGAACCAACGTGGGACGATAAATGGAAAAAGTTATGTGTTTATGGCCAAGATCTTATGTTTCATTTGAGAAAGCCTAACAATACAATCTTTATATCTCCTACTAAATTTTGTCAAAACGAGTTTTATAGAATATATGGTGAATATTATAAGACTTATGAAAATATTTATATTCCACATGCTAGTGAATTAAATGAGGATATATATAAAAAGAAATTAAATGACAACCCGATTATTATAGGTAATTGGATACAAAATTCCAAAGGGAAACATATAATAGAAGGTTTAAAATTATTATTACCTGATTTTGAATTTAAACCATTAGAGTTAAATTTTGAAAATAAAAGTATTGAAGAATATAATAAATTAAAACAACAATATTATATCAAGGGTGATATATATTTGTGTTTATCAATTGTTGAAGGATGTTCTTATTCGTTATTAGATGCAATGATGAATAATTTATTAATTGTATCCACAGATGTAGGTATTATGGAGAATGAAGTTAATAAAAGTTCTTTTGTTGATTTATCGTGGGATAACCTAGACATTGAAGTAATTGCTAATAAAGTTAAATATATTTGGAAAAAGAGGAAAGAATATTTTAATAAATCTAGAGAAGAGTATTTTAAAATAATATCATGGAAAATTTGGGAGGAAAAATGGAAACAATTAATAAAATAATATTTCTCAAAAATTAATTTTTATAAAATAATAATTCTTTGTATAAGTTGGATAATAACTATATTTTATATATCCATTATCATTTTCACTATCAAATGGAGTATAAATATTATCAAAATCTAATTCTATATTGTTATAATTAATTCTATAATTATCTTTTGTATTGATTATAGTAAATTTCTTATCAAAAAGGTAATTATATTTTATACAACAATTGTTATATTTTTCGTTAGTAATTTCTATTTGTATTTTTGGATATTTTTCTTCTGGATTTATTGGCATTTCCAAACTAGTATTATCATAATTTACTCTTAATAAGCCAGTATCACTATTTGGTAATGTTATAATCTCAAAAACTTTATCTGACTTTTCGCCAAGTACACTAATAATATTATCTGACTTTTCGCCAAGTACACTAATAATACCTTTTGTCCATTTTTTCAAATTAATTATTAATATTATTTTTCTATCGCCTATATTCATATTTTTTAAATTGGATAATCCATTATTATAATTTTTTTTAGAATGTTCAATTTGATTAAAATAATATAACTCTCTCGATTTAAAAAAATTAATATCATTCTCATTTTCTTTAAAATTCCAATAATTATATTTATTATCATGTTTTAATTGATTCATTTGTTTATTAGTTAATTTTATAAGATTATTTCTATTAATAGTTATACCATTCTCTTGACATCTATCTTCCAAATCCCTATCTTCTCTACCCCAATTAAAGAAATTATTATTAAAACCATTAATTTTAATAAATGTATTTTTATCACAACTAAAAACTCCACCTAGACAATACTCGTATCCATAAATATGATTAATTTGATTGTTACTAGGATAAATAAAATTAATTTTGTCATTTTCGGATGTAGGTAACTCTGGATAAGTATCGGCATCGTTGAAAATAAAATACTGATAATAAGATTTTAAAATATCAAAACCACAGTTACAAGTCATTCCTTTATTCCAATTTCCAAATTTATTTTGCTCAATTACCCAAATATCTGCTTCCAAGTTTTGGTATTCAATATATTTTTTTAACCCATTTACAGTACCAGTAAGAGTTTCTTCTCTATTTCTAAACGGTATAATATATGCAATATTAATTTGAGTTTTAATATATTTTTTAAAAGTATTCTCAATATATAAATCTTTATCAATACTATCATCAACTATCCCTATCCATTTATAATATTTATGGTCTTCAAAAAAATTTACCATTCCTTCTTCAATATTAGTGTTAAAATTTTTTGTATATTTTTTAATAGTGATAAAAGGTCCTAATTTATCTAATTTTTTAATTTTTGAAAAGGTAATATCATACATTTTTAAATTTCCGATGTTTAAACAATTATTAGTTTCATTTGGCGGAATTATGAAAATACCTTGAACGTTATCATAAATGTTAAATAGATGTAAATGTTTTTTCCAATTGATATTATAATATGTTAAAAATTCATTCATATTATAATATGTTTTAAAATAATATAACTAAAAATGGCTAAACTATGTCCAATAACAAAACTTGATGAAGAAGGATACATATTTACGCATTAAGTGGAAAAATTGATTATTTTTAGTTATATTTAATTACTATATATATATATATGACTAAACAAAAGACAAAAAAGATTGATGGTATTTTACATTTTGGTAGTACAATTGTCGAATATAGTTTTATTCAAATACAATCATTAACACAATAACACTCACAACTACAACCAAAGTACCACTAGATCGTTTACTCCCAAACCCACCTATGTTTACTCGTACAGAGAAGGACGATTTTTCTATACCAGAATTACCATTTAGTGGTATTATTTTAGAATATTCTTATAATGGAAGTTATGACCCAAATTATAAACCTAAAAAAATTAAAACTAACTTGTATCATCAAATGAATCCAACTGATGGAATAATTAAACATAACAAAAATAGCAAACTGTTATATAAAATAGCAGGTGCATTATCCAAAGTTGGAACTGATTATACAATTTCATTGAATGTCTTTGAATCGTTATTACCATATCATAATTACTACAAGTCTATAAATGTGATAGGTCTTGGTGAAGCTTGGAAGAAACATGTAACTAATAGACAGCCGGCTCATACACCTATTTTTAGCGAAGAACAAATTATAAGGTTATTTATTAGTCATGGATTTAAAAGATCATCAGATGCTTGGGTTAGAATGGGAATATTTGTATAAACCATTAAATATAATTATTAGTTATTTATGTTAACTTGACTTTTATTTAATACTTTCAATAATAAAACATGGAATCAAATAAATAAAAGCATTAAGATTAGTAATCAGTGATATAATAGCAGCAGATATCCAAACAATATTATTTAATACCAAAATATTTGGACTAGGATAATATTTAACATATAATATCCAACCCGCTAAAACAATACCCATCATATTTCCAAAAGGGCAAATTTTATTACTATAACTTTCATCACTGATAGGATGTTTCATCCAATCATTAAATGTAGTTTTTTGTAAAAATATTTCTAATGGATGATGAAAAAATTTGGTAGTCTTAAAAATACGAAACATATAAAAAATATATATTGCTTCAAAAATTGGTAGTATAGTATTTAATTTATACATATATTTATATATAAATTAACATATTATTATATTTCTTAACTATAGTGGGATTCGGTCTATTGCTTCACTCGGTAAACTAGCATACCAATTTCTGTAATTAGGTAGATATTTAGAAATATAGACTGTAATGTAAGTAATGAATGCGGCTACTGCTAACGCAATAAAAAAGAATGCAAGTCCTTTTATAATTGTAGAAAAGAAAGAATTTCCTAATGAACTAGCTCCAATAAAACTAACGACACCCATAATAGCTAAAAATATACCTCCATATAATGGCGCCGACCAAATTGGTTTTAATCCCCCATATTTTGAAATATACGGTATACCTTCTGCATAGTCTCCATAATCATTTGTGAATAATTGTTTTGGATTTATTTTTATAGATCCTTCTGATACTATTTCTGACATATATATAATGTTTAGAAATTAATAAAAATTTTATATATTATTTAATTATATAATGATTGATTTGATTTATTATAAAAAAAATTATTTTAATAATAATGTATTTGTTACAAAAAATGAATTATTAAATGATATTAGGAATATTGGATTAAAAGAGAATAAAAAAATTAATAAAGATATGTTAGATTATAACTCAATTTCCTCAATTGAGTTATTAAAAATTATATCTGATAAAGTCTTCTTTTATAATGATAATAAATCTAATAGTTCAATAAAAAATATGTTATATCAAAATTATCTATTTTATCAAGATTTTCATCAAGAGACGCAAATAGAATCATATTTATACAGATTAATCAATGAGAAAATTAATCGTACTTTGATTTTTGTAGGAAATTTTAGTAATAAAAATCATCAAGATAGAATATCAAAAGATAGTATATTAGAATTAAGAAATAATATGGATAACGATATAATTTATCTATCTACTCAAATTATTTTAATTAGATATCAAGTATATTTGCCTTGGTTGTGGGAATGTCGTAAAAATCCATTTGAATATTTAAAAAATCTAAATAAGATAGATAACAAGATTAAAATATATTATTTAAAAAATCAATGGAACTTTAATAATGTATAAACTATTATTCATTTAATTTTATTTTTCCTTTTTTTGATTCCTTTCCTGCATATTGTCCTTTGGACCCTTTTGTAGTAATAAAATATAGTTTTCTAGTATCTATATCTTTTAAAAGTTGTTTATCTCTGTGTGTAATTAATTCGAATCCATCCTCGACTTTAATTTCGTCATCTTCAGAATCTTCAACTATTAATTTATTGCTTGATTTTTTAAATGTATCTTCAACTGTTAATTTATTAGGGCTAATCTTTGATTTTTTAAAGTTATCAATTTGTTTTTCTAATAATTTTATTGTGTGATTTTTTTCATCAACTTGTCGTGTTAGTCCAGCAACAAGAGATACTTTACTTAAATTTCTAATTTCATCTTCAAGTTCAGTATTTTTTTTAGAAAGTAAAATATATTCATTTGTCTTAGATTTTAATTCTGCTTGTAAAGAGATTATTATATTTTTAATATCATCTAGTGAATTTAAAACATTATTTGTCATTATGGTATATAATAATACATTTGTTTAAATGTTTAAATTACTGTAAATAAATATTTTGTAAATAAATATATATGTTTTATTTAGTTAGAGCTCACGGAAGTATTAATAATACTCCATTTATTGTTCCCGACGGTTATGGATTTATTACTTTAGCTCCATCCGGTACTAGTCGAAAATCAGCTGAAAATGATTTTTTAATAGGTGTAATTAGAAAGTCTCTAGTGGAAGTTGGTAAATGTAAGAAATATATATCGAAAAGTCTTGATTCTACTACAAAACAAGAACTAATCAATAAAAAAAGAACTTTTACTTTAGTAATAAAAAGTATTCTATTACCATCTTCTAATAGGATTATTAAAGATTTATTAAAGGTGGTAGTGAAAGAACTATCTAAAGAAGATGGAGATATTAATAATTTAAAAAGGTCAAAGAGTAGACAAAATGATATTGATATAAATAGTTTTATTGATTTTATTAATAATTGTTTTAGTGATTTAAAAATAGTTAATTATTGTGATACCAATGAGAATAAGAAAGAACTCATTACAAGATGGCAAGAAAATATAGATAACATTCGATTCTTTTCACCTGGAAATGTTATGTCTAATATTGATTTTAGTTTCCATGGAATTTATAATTACGAGGATAGTGATATATCTGATAATAGTAAAGTATCGATAAAAAAATCAGGAGTTATTGAACTGTATGATCTAACTGATAATATAAACAAGGATATCAAGTATAAAATACCTAGATATTCAGTGAAAGGTAAAAGTGAGAAAGATTTACAGTTGGGTTTTAATTATTTTTATATAGAATCAGACGGGAAGTTAAACAAGTTTTCACAAGTTAATATGAATGAAGATTATAGTTATGATCAATTAATTTTAAAATGTGATGATATCAAGTCAAACCTGAATGCTATAAGAACTATAAGAGACAAATATGATATAGAGAATGAGAGTTATATTCAAAATTTGATATGTAAAGACGTATTATTTGTTTACAATTTTAATAGAATGCTTTATAAAACTAATACTAGATTTAATAGAAGAATAAATAGAATTTTTAATAGTAAACTTGAAAGCATAGAAAAAGATTATATTACTTATTATAATAGTACCCTTAAAGATAAAGATAAAATTACCAATTCTGATCTAAAGGAGGCAGCAAAGGTTTTATATGAAATTGAAAAGGAAAATGCTTTTTCTTCTTATAAAGATTTAGTTAGGTTTAATATAAACTCATTAATAAAATCAGAATCAGGGGCATCTTATTTTCAAAAAGGAGTTTATATTATAACAAGTTGTCGTGTTGGTGACCCAACAGATGAAACATATTCTACTAATAATAGAATATTTGCGGATACTTGGAAAGAATTAATTGAATTCTTATGATCACTAAAAATATTGAATTTTTATATAAAAATAAAGTTATTTATACTTATATAAAACATGGAAAGTACTAAAATAGAACAATTAATTGGTGAATCTAATAAAGTATATAATGAAAGAATGGAATTTATTGAAAAAGTAAACTCTGAAATAAAAGATATGAAAGAAGCGATTAGATTATCTAAAATTTGGGTAAATTTTAAATACAATAATTGTAGATATACACCAGAAGTTTTCTTAAAAATTAAACCTTATTTAAAATAATTATAATGTAAAAATATGATCGGTGTAAATATCTATAAAATCATATTTTGTTTTTGAAGTCAATAGACTTTTTTATTTATGAGGAATTAGCTTGATCTAATGCCCATTTTTTATTAACTTTATTATTGGTGACAACTCTCGAGTCATCCCATTCTTTTAAATTTGTATACCCTGGTGTAGTATCTGGACATACTTTGCAAGGTCCATTACTAATACAAACTGGTGGTCTTGGTTGAGGTATTTGCCATTTATCTGTATTTAAAATGGTAAACTCATTATCCCATTGGTTTGCAATTTTATCTCCTAATGGGTTATAATAGTCTGCAGGTAAATCAGAATATTTCATATCATTTTGTGTATCTTTAGATTCGGAAACATTTTTTGGTTTACCAATACTTCTTAATCTTTCTAATGATATAATTATTTCTTCAGATGTAGTAGCTCCAGAAATTAATTTAGAATTAATATTTTCAACATCTGTTTTTTCAAGTATTTTCTTTTCTAATAAATCTGCAATTAAAATACTCATATATTTTTTAGCAAATGGTGATTTCTCAACTGTATTATTTTTAGTTAATAATTCGTTTCTTAATTTACTGATAGTATCTTGTAATTCTTGTCTCATTTTTGCTACTTCTATATCACAATTAACAGGTGCAGATTTGACAGTATTTAATTTATTAGTAACTTGAACGTCTAATGGTTTATCGTCATTTGGTGAATCATTGGTATCTTGTTTTTCTTCATTATCAAGTAAATTACCTACATTTCTTTTTGTTAATTCATCTTGAATCTCCTCCATATCAAGACCTTCTGCTTCTTGGGTTACTTTAGCTTTACCTTTACCTTTTGGTATTTCTTTTTGTATTTCTTCTTGTATTTGTTTTTGTATTTGTTTTTGTATTTGTATTTGTTTTTGTATTTGTTTAGGAGTTTCTTCCGATTTTTCTTCTTGTCCTAATATATCACCCAATGAAATATCATCTTTATTAGTCCCAGTTGTATCATGTGTTTCTTTTTGTTTATTACTAACTGTATCAAAATTTAAATCTACATCCATATCTAAATCAAACATTTGTTTAGAATCGTTATTTGTCATGTTTTCTTTAATTGAATCCATATGGTCTATTACACCCGAATGGGTTGTTAAACATTCTAATGAATATATTCCAATTAAAATAACGCAAACAAGTGAACCAATTTCAACTAATGTTAATTGTTTCGTAGGAACTATTTTTAAAATTGCACATATGATGCCACCAAAAATTATATATTTAATAACATTTTTTGTATTTGAAAATTGCATTATATGATAAATTAGAAAATATAAATTTATTTATATTATTTAGAAATTAAATATTATTTATGTAAAAATTTCTAAATATTTTTAATATGGTTTGAGTAAACACTTACTTGTTAACATTAGTAGGGATGGGAACATAATAAATATTAGTTCAGACCCGGCTATTGCTACAATAGGTCCAATCATTGGAAATCTTTGTATAATACTTGGACTATTTTTAATATCTTTGAATAATAGTAAACCAAGTAATAAAAGAATAGATTTAGATAATGAACGTTCTACTATTGTTCCAACACCTTGAAGTAAATTTTCCTTTTTAACTATTTTAACACTTATTTCAAATATTGATTGCAATCCCACAGTAACAATAACAAATAATAATTTATTATATAATGGTTCAAGTGCATATTTGTCAAGATGAGGTAAGATGAAGTATAAGGCGACACTCATAAACATTAAATTTAATAGTGGATTCATATAACTTATATATTTAATTGAGATTTTTTAAAAAATTTAAATTATTTTTAATATTTAAATCATTTTTTTCTAAATACAGTTAATATTAAAATAATAATTATTAATATCAAGTTAATTGAATACATCATGAATAAAATATTTATATAAGGATATATTTTTTCTGTAAATTCATTTAAGATAGGGTTCAATATATTTTCTCTAACTTTTTTTCTATTATCATCTTTTTTTACTTCGATTACCATTTTATCAATAAAATCTTTTGTTATTTTGTCAATCATTAAATTGATATATAAATTTTATATTAAAAATAAACAAATATTATTTTTAAAATAAAATAAAATAGTTTGGTTTTACTAATATTTTAACTTCACCTGGATTTTTTGTTTTTTTAATATTTTTAATTTGAGTATAACATATTGATAACCTTTTAAAATTTTTATATTTACTATTTTCTTTTATTAATGTTGAAGCAAAAATTATATCTTCTTCTTCAATTTCACTTTTTTCAACAATACAGTGTCCTGACGGATAATCTGTTAAATGAAACCACCAGTCATTTTTATCAGCATCATCTATTATTTCATGATTTTCATTAGCATTTTGACCTAAATTATAAATTATTTTTATATCAGTCTTTTCGATAATTCTTTCAAATACTTTCATACTTAATTAGATTGATACAGTATACCCTCTTAAAGTACTTTTAAAAACATATAAAAAAATTTGATTTAAAAATCTTATATAAAGGTTTCTCTGATAATAATATAAGATGTCTTTAAACAGTAAACACTATTCAGAGGATATTAATTCTATTGAAAGAATTGATTTTAGTCTATTGACTAACAATGATGTAAAAAAATATTCAGCTGTCCGCAAAGATCCATTTGGCATTAATATAGCCGAGTCGTATGATAATTATGAACCAAAAAAAGGCGGTCTTGTAGATTTAAGATTAGGAACATGCGACCCCTATCTTAATTGTACAACATGTGGATTAAATTCACTTGAATGTCCAGGTCATTTTGGTCATACAGAATTAGCGGAACCTGTCTATCATTTCGGATTAATGAATCATTTAAAAACTATACTGCAATGCGTATGTCTTAAATGTACAAATATATTATTAGACAAAGATAAAGATATTATTAAGAAATTAAGCAGTAAGAAAGAAAAATATAGATTAAAAGAAATAAGAGAGGTGACAAAAAATATTAATTATTGTCATCATTGTGGTAGTCCAGTACCAACAGTTACAAAAGAAGTTAAAGAAAATTCTGCATCTGTAAGACTTCGTCTGGAAAGAGAAGTAGGTGCAATAATCGTTGATGAAAAAACAGGTGAAGCAAATGAAACTAAAAAAAAAATTATTGAATATTTATCAGCAAGAAAGTGTTATAATATTTTGAGAAATATATCTGATATCGATTGTTTTCTACTTGGGTTTAATCCTAAAGTTTCGCGACCAGAAGATTTTATATGTATTAGATTTCCTATTCCTCCAGTAAATATAAGACCAACCGCTAAAATAGATTTTATGGCAAGTTCAACTATGGAAGATTCTTTAACATTAAAAATAGCTGATATAATTTCAAATAATATTAGAATTAGAAATCAAATAGATAAGGAGACCCTTGGTTCAGATTTAACAAGTTATAATCAGGATATTCATACGTTATTGCAATATCACATTTGTACTTATTTTGATAATGAGAGTATAACTTTACCAAAGTCTGAATTCAAGGCTTCAGGAAAACCAACTAAATCTATTTCCGAAAGAATTAAAGGAAAAGCTGGACGTGTTCGTTCTAATTTAATGGGAAAGCGTGTTGATTATAGTGCCCGTTCAGTTATTACAAGTGATCCATATATTGGTATTGATGAAGTTGGTGTACCAAAAAGAGTAGCTATGGATTTAACTATTCCCGAAGAGGTTACTCCACATAATATTAAGAGTTTAACCAAATTAGTCAAGAATGGAAGAGATATATATCCTGGTTCTAATTACGTGCATCGTACGAATTATATTGATGGAAAACCAATTGAACAAAGAATTGATCTAAAGTATAGAAAAAAGGATATCAAACTTGTTTATGGGGATATTGTCGATAGACATATTATTAATGGTGATTATGTTCTCTTTAATCGTCAACCAACACTCCACAAACCATCAATGATGGGACACAAAGTTCATGTTTTAGATCGTGATGATGCGGATACCTTTAGAATGAATGTATCTGTAACAAAACCTTATAATGCTGATTTCGATGGTGATGAAATGAATATTCACTTGGCGCAATCAATTCAAGCCAGAAATGAGTTAGCCAGAATTGCCAATGTTAAGTATAACATTATTAGTGCCAAAGATTCTAATCCAATCATTGGTTGTGTACAGGACCCACTTGTTGGTGCTTATATTTTAACAATTAATGATATGAAGATTGATTATTCAACAGTATGTAATATTTTATGTAATACTTCAAGTAAAAGTAAGTTTAATATCAAGAAAGGTCAAACTTTAACAGGTCACGAGCTGTTCTCTCATATTATTCCAAATGGTATTAATGCGATCAAAAGAGCAGCTGGTGATAAAATTAATTTTCAAATCAAGGATGGTAATCTATTGAAAGGAATTCTAAATAAAGAATTATTATCTTTTCAAAAAAATTCAATTATTCATTTTATTTGGGATAAATTCGGTGCAGATAAAACTAAGAATTTTATTGATGACACACAAAGATTAATTCTAGAATATTTGATGTATAATGGATTTACAATTGGTTTCAAGGATTGTATCATAGATAAAAATATTTCTGATAAACTATTTGAAGTAGCCAAAAATAAATTATTGGAATCAAAATATTATATTACAAGAATGGAGAACGATGCTAATGATATTTCATTAGATATTATTGAAGCATCTATTACTGCCGAACTTACGGCGATTGGTCCTAATATTGGTAGTGATTTAATGAAGCAAATAGATAGTGAAAATAATTTCTACAAATGTATTACATCTGGTTCAAAAGGTAGTGCAGGTAATATTTTACAGATTATGGGGGTATGGGGTCAATCATTATCGAGAGGAACTCGAGTTAAGAAGATTGTAGAACAACGTACTCTACCTCATTTCCACAGGAATGATGATACACCAGAAGCAAGAGGTTTTATTTTTAATAACTATGTAACTGGTCTAAATGGACACGAGTTCTTTTTCCATACAGGTTCAGGTCGTGAAGGGTTAATTGATACTGCTATTAAAACAGCTCAAACTGGTTATATTCAAAGAAGATTGGTTAAAGCTCTAGAAGATTTATCTGTTAGATATGATGGTACAGTTAGAACAGCGAATGACACGATCATTCAATATATTTATGGTGAAAATGGAATCAATCAATTAACACAAACTTCAGTCAAGTTAAATTTAATAAATTATGATAATAATGAAGTAGAAAAGAAGTTAGGATTTAATACCAAGCAAATAAGCGAATTAGAAACTAAACTCAAATTAAAAACTATTAAAATGTTTAATAAAAAATACATAGATGAGATGATTGATTTTAGAAATACTTTAAGAAGAATACAGAGAGTATCAAAATTAAATTACAAAACTGTAATGGATAGTTATATGATTCCTGTAAATTTAAACAGATTAACAGATGATTTTATCCAAGATAAATTAGTTAAATTTGATTTGACCCCTGAATATATTATTGAAAAGATAGAAAAAATTATTGAGAATCTTAATAACAAGTTAATTATTTATACTAATAAAGATTCCAAGTTATTCAAGGAAGATGAATTAGGATTTAAATATATATTCAAAATATCTCTCTATGAATATTTGGCACCAGTTAAATGTATTTATGAGTATAATTTGGATAAGGCTAATTTTGATAAATTAATTGATGAAATTGAAAATAGTTATATAAAATCAATTATAGAACCTGGTGAGATGGTTGGTGTAATTGCGGCACAATCAGTAGGCGAGCCAACTTCACAAATGAATTTAGATAGTAAGCACTCTGCAGGTAAAATAGGTGGAGGCATTGGTGCATTAAGTGGTGTACCTCGTATTCAAGAACTTTTGAATTATAGTAAAAATATCAAAACGCCTCAAATGACAATATATTTTGAAGATGAAATTAGAGAAGACCGAGTTAAAATTAATAGAATTAGTTCATTCTTTAAACATTTAACTATTAATGAGCTAATTGATTCAGCTGAAATATTTTATCAAGTTGAAGGAAGTAATAATCATAATACTGTTTTAGATAATGATAATGTAATGAATCCATTTTATATTAATAATCAAAAGACAGATTTAAAAAATATGCCATTTGTTTTTAGATTAAAAATGAATTTAGAAAAAATGATGGATAAAGAAACTACATTATTAGATATTAAAACTAAATTCATAAGTTACTGGTACAATACAACATTAAATACTAAATCGATGAAGAAGGCTGAAAAAGATATATTTGGTAGAATTAATAGAATGGCCGTTTTAGGAAGTAATGATTCGAACAAAGAACATATTATTCATATTAGATTTAGTATGTCTAGTTACAATTATAATGTATTAACAGATTTTATGAAACTTGTTCTTAATGCTATAACATTGAAAGGAATTAATGCTATTGAAAATAGTGATATTATTCTAGAAAGAAACGTTACATATAACGAAGATGGTAAAGAAAATATTACTAAAGAAAATGTAGTAATAACATCAGGTATTAATATTCCAGATTTAATGGGATTCAAAGGAATTGATAATTCTAGAACAAAATCTAATGATGTTGGTATGACATATAAATTGTATGGAGTAGAAGCTGCTAGAAATATGATAATGCATGAACTAGAAACAACATTTAATTCTGCGGGTGATATTAACTACAATCACATGTCCTTGTTAGTTGATTTCATGACACATACTGGCGATGTTACATCTATTGACCGTCACGGATTAGGTAAATTAGATATTGACCCAATGTCAAAAGCATCTTTTGAAAAGACAATGGAACATTTTATTAATGCTGCAATCTTCAATGAGAAAGACAATTTAAATTCAGTATCATCCAAGATAATGGTAGGACAAGTTATACCTGGAGGAACCGGATGTTTCGGTTTAACTTTAGATACACAAAAACTTATTGATTCTGAGTATACAACTGATGAAACAGGAGGAAGGTCTGAATTTATTAATATTGTACCAGAACCAATTTTAGGAGATATTATGAAACATGGTATTAGTGAAAATAACTTCTTTATACCCACGGCTGTTTATTAATTAAATTATTTGTAGTTAAAAATACAATTCACTTTCTTTTATATTATCATAATAGAATGATTATTTTAAATTGACCGGACTAGCTATTTCCGGCCAAAACTTGGTGATGAACTATTGAAAATTGTTAATCCTCGTAAAATCTTACAAATATTTTACGAGATATTAAGTTACTAGTTTTTAGAAAAGTTTTTAAAGTGAGGATACATGTTTTTAATTCTTTTTAATACATTCTTTGGTTTATAAATACTTGGATATTTATTCATAGTATATAATTTATGCCATCCGTTATCTTTTGTTACTGCCATATTAGTATATACTTGATTATTAAACATTTTATTTAAAAATCTTATCATATCATTCTTATATTTATCTTTTATAAATGTTAAAATAATATGAACAAGCATAAATATATCCTTTTCTTCAATTAATTCTTCACTTGAACCTTTAACTTCACCACTTATTAAATTATTATTAAATTTGATTGAAGACCCTCCAAAATCACCTATAACAAATATAATGTTATGATAACTAATTTCTTTATTCGGATTTATTAATTTGTAAAATATATTATTAGGTTTTAAATCATTGTGAATAAAGCTAAAATATTTTTGTAATGTTCTTAAATGAAATGAAATTTGATAAAGTAATTCGATAAATAAATATTCATCCTTAATATTATTAATATTAATATTAACAAAAATATCATAAATATCCTCCTTATATTTATCCATCATAAATTCTTTAAAATCTGAATTCTCAATTTTATATACGTGTAAAACTTTGGGAATTATATTATTTTTTAAATAAATATCTTGAAATGAACTTAAGATACTATGTATTTTAATCTCAGCCATAACACTTTTTAAAGAGTGCTTATTTAATGCTGATTTACAAATAAAATTATTAGAATCATCATTATAAAACTTAATTTTACCATAACTTCCATTTTTTTGATTATTAATTAAAAAATATGTTTTATCATCAATTATAAGTATATTTTCTAAAGATATTACAGAATCTTTAACTAAATATTTTTTAACATTTTTTAAAATCTTTATAATCTTATTACTTTCCAAGTTTTGAAACATTATAGTAATACTATATTATAATTTTTCAAAAATTTATTTGTTTTCTAATTAAATTTTTTAAAGATAATCTGCAATATCTTCAGGCAACTCGTCAATATTCATGTTATAAAAGGTTTTCATTCTATTTAAATTTTTTATGTCACCTTGATCTTGCATCTTGACTAATGCAATTGCTACCCCTTTCTTTCCAAAACGTCCACATCTACCAATTCTATGAATATAAGTTTCCTTATTTGGTGGTAAATCATAATTAATAACAAGATTTACTTGAGGAATATCAATACCACGTGCTAATAGATCGGTTGTTATTAGAATTCTTGATTTTCCACTTCTAAAATCTTTGACAGTATCAGACCTTTCTATTGGTGTCATTTTGCCATGAATGCTTGTTATTGAGAAATTCTTTTCTTCTAAATTATTACTTAACCACTCTACTTTTCTTATAGTGTTACAAAATATAATTGCCTGTGAAGTAGATATTAAATTATAAAGATCTAATAATACTTCAAATTTTAAATCTTCCATCTCAACATCTATATAAAACTGCTTTATTAAATCTACTGGAATTTCATTTTTCTTTAACAAAATTTTTAATGGTTGATGCATTATTTTTTTGGATAAATCAAATACATTATTTGATAATGTTGCTGATATTAAACAAATTTGTGTTCCAGATGGCACTTTGTCAAAAACATTATTTAATTCTTTACTAATACCATCATTTAAGAGATCATCTGCCTCATCTAATGCTACTAGTTTGACATTATATAAATTAATTCTATTCTCTTGTATCATGTGATTAATTCTACCTATAGTGCCTATTATTAAATGTGTCTTTTTTAAATTACTTCTATTTTTGACTATACTGGTACCACCTGTACATAATTCCATTTTGAAATCAGTAAATTTACAAATCTCACTAGATACTTTATATACTTGATTTGCTAGTTCACGAGTTGGTGTAATTATAATAGCCAAGCCTTTCTCTTTTTCATCTAGTCTATTTAAAATACCTAATAAATAGGTAGCTGTTTTTCCAGTACCTGATTGTGACTGTATTATACAATCTTTTGCTGTATTAATTGCTTCAATACCCTTTACTTGAATTTTTGATGGTTTTTTGAAACCATGAATATAAACACCTTTAATTAAATTTTCAGACAAATTTAAACTTTCAAAGTTTTTTTCATGATCATTATCAATATTTAGATTACTTTCAGAATTTAGTTCCATTTAATATTATAGAATAATATTCTTTAAACAGATTATTATATTTTTATAATGGGCGACTATTTATTAGATAAAATTATAGAATAAGTGCACTTAATGAACCTATTGAAAACAATAGTAATATAAACATTAGTAATAGAATATTTATATATTTTTCATTAGGATTCTTTTTTATCTTAGAACTACGAAGAAAGAATAACCCAATAGTTGCTGATAGGAAAAATATGGCGCTATACAATTCTGGCCTTTGAACCAAAGGTCCATATTGTTGAGAGAGACATTTGAACATTAATATATTAAGTATAGAAAATAATTTATATATTTATTAGATAAAATTATAGCGATAGAAGTAACTTTAATAAAACTATAAACTAAAGATATCATCTTATTTGAGGTATACCTGAATAATTAGACATTAATATATTATAATTGTTATAAGAAAGACATGAACTAATTTTCGTGTTCTATTTGACTTTTTCCTAATAAATTTGATTGGTATTTTGCGAAGTTCTGTTAATTACATTTTCGTAATGCGAAAAAGTTGAACATTTTTAACTGAATGTTATATTTTTAGTTTATTATATATAATGACAAACGAAAAAGCTTTTATTTGGAATGATAAACTTTTACGTATTCTAGACCTTCAAGGTAACAAATATTCATATCAAGATATTGAGGATGGATTTAAAAGAAAATATTTGAAAAAAGGATATATATATATATATGATAATAATGTCTTGACAACTTTACAACTGCATACAAGTCTTACTAAATTAAGACTATCTTATATAATGTCACATGTAATCAAAAACTTTATTATTGATAATGAACGACCGATGACCAAGTATTATAGTTTTGATTATGATTTCTCACATCTTGATAATAAAGGTATTATGCAGATGATAGAAATACTTTAGATAACCTTTAATTTATCAATTGCTAATTTATTAGATATATACTTATTATTTTCAATATCTTCATTAGATAGTAATAAATCATCTTGTAATTTTTTATCAATAATATTCTTTTTGATAGCCTCATGATATAACTCATATATATCTAAAATATTAGGTCTATTAATACCATATAATTTTTTATAATTATCACCATAAGAACAGCTTAATTGATAAATATTTAATATGTCCTTGAAATCTAAGATTGGTCCAATTGTTGTTTGCTGGGTTGATAATTTATCACAGAAAGCATCATTTATAGGTAAACGGAATAAATAATAATGTAGTGAATATCCTCTTCCAGGAATATAAAAATCTGGGCCATTTCCTAAAGCGTCACCATAGTTACCACTAAAATACACATCCCCATCATTCCAAAGATATCTTAGTCTATTTGTATAGAAATAATGAATAAGGCTATCTGGATCAAAGTATAATGATCCTCTAGGGTCTATATCTATTATTTCGCCAGTTAATGGTTCCCAACAGTACTTGTACTCAAAAAATGGATTATTATGGATAATAGGTAATTTCATATGTATTAGTGGGTCCATATGCACATTTCTAAAATTATAATAGTTATCTACTATATGTTTATCTATTAGACAGTCTTTCAATAGCTTATTGTAGACTTTGCCACTTTTTTTAATCTTCCTTTTGGTATATGGGTTGATTTTCTTGTTATGCCACCATATATTAAGGTTGCTCATTGATATATAGATATTATACTACATCTTTAACCTATTATACTACAATTTAAAAAAATTGATTAAATATTATTTTGATTTGTAGTCCTATTACTATTAATGTCAAAAAATACAGCAAAAAACCTAACTACTAAATATTCTGAGTTCGAAGCAGATAGACTTACGTTTACTACCCTAGAAGAAAATGAACGTTCTAAAGGTCAAAAAATTGCATACCCAAGATATAATCATCCTACCCTTGGAGAAGGGCAGCCATTATTTATTCAAGGCCCTTGGATGACTCTATTTAATTACGGTGTTCCAACTCTTGGTGAATTTTACAAGGAAGACAAGGACCGTGCATTTGTAAAGGTTCCTCTTGATATGAGTGACCCAGAGATTGTTAAAATGGCTGACGAGTTTAAGAAGATTGATGATATTCTTGGACATGAAGATTTTAAGAAAGAAAATTTTGGTAAGAATGCAAAGAAACATGAATATCAATCTATTGTTCGTTCTCCTCTTACAGATGAAGACGAAGAAGTTACTAGACCTGCTTATATGAAGTTGAAACTTGACCTAACATGGCCTGATAGTAATGTTAAGACAGAAGTGTTCAGTTCCGAGCTTCTTGAGAATGGAAAGCGTGAACGTAAGAAGATTAATATTGATACAGTAACCGATTTTGCTACTCACATGCCTTATATGTGCAAGTTCCGTCCTGTCTTCCGCCCAGTAAAGATGTGGGCTCATCAATCTAAGATGAAGGACCCTGGATATGGAATTGTCTTCAAATTAATTAAAGTTGAAGTTGAACCAAGTAAGAATTCAAACAGTGTATATCAAAACTACCTACAAGGTGATGTTTTTGTAGATGATGATGAGGAAGAAGATACTTCAGCACCAACTGTTTTTCAAGCTACAAACTCTATTAAGAAGGCAGAAGCGACTACTGCTTCAAAGAATGTAGAAGATTCGTCTGATGATTCTGATTCAAGTGATAGTGATTCAGAAGATGAAAAGCAAGTTGTTCAAACAAAGACACCTGTGACTAAATCTAAAGGAAAAAAGACAGATGATTCTGATTCAAGCGATAGTGATTCGGAGGATGAAGAACCAGTTGTCAAGGCAAAGCCTCCTGCGAAGAAATCTAAAGGAAAGAAAGTCAGTGCATAAATTACAGTGTATAAATTACAGTGCATAAATTACAGTGCATAAATTACAGTGCATAAATTACAGTGCATAAATTACAGTGCATAAATTCATTTACAATATAAAATCATTTATATGATAAATTCATTTATATAATAAATTCATTTATATAATAATTTTATTTAAATAAAGAATTGCATTAATAATAATGCAATCTTATGATATTCCGTTTAAAGTTCAGGATATAGATTTTGAAAATCTTGTATATAAAGATATTAAATCAAATTCTAAAAAAACTGTTGTTTTTCTAAAATATAAAAAAAAGAATAGTTTAAAGAATTTGGTTATACAAACCCCAACCTTTTTAAATATCAACTCACCTATTAAGAATGGTAATCATTGGGATTTAGAGATTCCTTTACATGGTCGAAAGAATAATAAAGTAAATGAGTTTGTTAAGTTTCTAAAAAAATTAGATGAAAAAATAATATATGATGCTAGAATTAATTCATCTAGTTGGTTCAATAATTTTGATACTGAGGAAATTAACTATCAAGAGATAATTCGAACTGCTGATGATAGTAGGTTTTCGAATGGAATGATGCGGTTAAAATTAATTAAGAACACTGATTTTCAAACTTCGATACAATTAAATAATAAAGAATATATTGATATAGATAAGATACCCAGAAACAGTTGGGTAAAGATGATTGTTGAAATCCATGCTATATGGATTAATAAAAATGGTTTTGGATTATTTTTAAAACCAATATTAATTTCATTTAATCCAATAGAAATAAATAGATATAAATTTATTGAGGACAGCGAAGATGAGGTAGACGATGTGATAGATTCAGAATCTATTTTTATTAAATCAAATAATAATATTCAAACTGATATGGAAACAAGTAATTTAAAGTTTGGTATGATTAATGATAGTTTAGAAGTTGAATCCAACAGTAGATTTAGTTCAACCTCAAGTAATAATAGGTCATCAAATACTAGTTCTGATAATAAATCAAACAATAGTAATGAAGATGAAGATGAAGAAGATGATGATAATGATAATGACAATGGCAATAATAATATTTCCTTAAATTTAAATGTTTGATAGAATTATACACATCTAAAGACTAATGGTGATTATCAGTTATATGAGTTCAGAAGGGAAAAAAGAAACGATATCTCTTAACAAAAAAATACTCAAGGATATAAGAATAACATCTCAAGAACATATGTTATTAAATTGTATGGACCAATTTTATTCTAAACCTTATAATGCTAGTAAATTATTAAGTATAATTAACGGTGATATATCTATACGTCTTGTTGATTTTTTTGCAACAAATTATTGTAAAAAAAATAGAGTTAACTATCAAATTAAAGATGATGACACTGATATAATGTTTAATGTTCATTCTTCATATAAATCTCAATTAAAGGCTTGGAATAAGAAATATTTTGATCCTTTTAGTAGAGGTGACCGTATTCCATTTTTTTTAGAAAATGATTGTTTAATTACGACTATAGGGCAATTAAATTTTTTTAAATGGTTTATTACTTTTAATGTATTAGATTATGTTCGCGATAAGATAGATATAATTGAACAAGATATGAATAAAAATAAGAAAAAAGTTCGCAAACCAACTAGTAGTTCCCATCCAAAAAGATATATGAAAGAAAAAATAAAGAATTATAATATGGGTACTTTAAAATGCTTGGAACCTAAAAAAATAACCAAGATAGAGGTCACTTTCGACTAAATAAAAAAATTGATAAATATATTATATGAACAATGAGGATATTGAATAATGGGAAAAAATAGTAAGAATAATAAGAAAATGTCTAAAAACATATCTAAGCCTAGTATTGAGGCCAAGGTTATCGAAGTTGAAGAAATTGAAGTTGAAGATTCTACAAGCATCGAAGATATTAATGATCAAGAAATTGATAATGAACAAGAAATTGAAAGTTCTTCAACTAAGAAAATTAAGAAAGTTGTATTATTTTCAGAAGAATGGGAACAACTCATAATTCTTCGTAGTTCTGAATCAGACCTTCGAGATGACAAAGAAAGACTTCTTAAGGAATATGAACAACAGTTAAAAGAAATTAATATTAAAATGAAGAAAAATAGAAAAGACCAAAAAATTATTTTTGACAAGATGCCAAGTCTTCATACAAATGAAATTAAGACTGCTTCTAAAGAAAAACGAAAACGTTCTGGAAAGAATACGGGAGGGTTTAACAAAGAGTGTGAAGTTCCTTCAACTCTAGCAAAATATTTAGGTATTAATGTTGATGAGAAACTTACAAGACCTTCAGTATTTGCTAAACTTAATGAAAAGTTCAAGGAAGAAGGACTAAAGTCTGGACAAAATACTATTTTAGATAAAAAGAATGCTAAACTTCTTGGAAAACCAAGTGGTACTATTATTCCTTTTTCTGAAGGACAAACATTTTTAGCTAGTTTCTACAAAGAAATGAAATCAATTAATGTTTAATCAAAATATTCTTTAAGAACACTTTTCTTTATTTCGTCATCTTGATATTTAAGTAATAATTTTATCGCAAAACTATAACTGCAATTATCTATTTCATTTAGTAATATAATATTACCTTCTCTTGCGGGTACCCAATTAATATATTCAATATCTTTATTTCCAATTTTGAAATTAATATTAGTTCCATAAACATATTCATAAAGAGTTATATATTGTTGATAGATAATTAAATTATCTTGCCAATCATAACTTTCAGGTAAATTTATCTTGATAATTAAATCACCAACCACCTCTGAGTTTGTATCTCCTCCACCACTAAAGACAATGAATTGATTTTTATAATTAAAACTGAATTCAGTATCAATAAATTCATTATCTATTTTTCTTTTAACAGTCATTATTTTTTCTTTATTGTTTATTAGTTGTTCCAATGTAATATTTAAAATAATACGAAGAGTTTGTGAATTATGTTTTTGTAATTCAACTGGTAATTTTGATAAATAAAGAGCATCGTGAGTATCCCACGATGTAATATCAGTATCTGAACAAGCATTATTTAAATCAAAGTCCTTTTTTGGAAATTCGCCAGATTTAAAAAAATTCATGATTTCCGTCAAGTCAAGACTATTAATTACGTCATAAAAATTATTTTCTAAATAGGAATGGTCTTTTGTTGTAATCTTTATTCCAAATCTTTTTAAATTATCGGCGTCCAGTGTATTACTAAATATATTCTGTAAAAATTCTTGGAACATACTTTTACTATCAGTATTTAACATCAAATATTTTTTTCTACTTTCATCATTTGATAAAATTTCATAAGCAGATGTTATTTCTTGAAATTTAATAACATTCTTCGGATTTTGGGTTCTGTCTGGATGATGTATCTTAGCAAGTCTTCTATAACTTTTCTTAATTTCATCTAAACTCGCAGACGGTTCTAATTCTAATGTTTCATATAAATTCATTTAAGTTTAAAGGACATATTTCTTTAGTTAGTTTAAGCTATTAATAAAGCTATTAATAAAGCTCTTAATAAAGCTCTTAATAAAGCTCTTAATAAAGTTCTTAGCAAGATCTTTAATAAAGCTCTTAATAAAAAAATGATTCGTTGTTTAAAAATTTATTTTATCTATAAAATTAATGGACAAAAATATTTTCATAAAAAACAAAAAATATAATCCTGATGTTGCAAAAAATTATTCAAAAACAATATCAGACCGCGATACTACCAAATTTACATTCAAGGATGAATTTATTAATCCTGATATTGTAAATAAGGATAAAACTGTTTATAACGTTGATAAAGAATCGGCACAAATGGATTTATTGATTAAACAAAGGTTACAAGAAAGAAACAAACAGGAGTTTGATTTTAAACCATCAAAAAATACTTTACCAACTTCTAATCCAAATGATTTTAAAGAGTTTTCAGATTTAAAAGTTCAACAAACTAATTATGAAGATAAACAATCAGATAATAATAATAATTTTAATAGTATATTAGATGATTTAAAAGATTTAGGAATTTTAAAATAATATTATTAACCAGTAAATATTATCAACAATAAATGAAAATTTAAATATAATAAATTATAAATTAGATGATTAAACCATATAAATATTAGAACTGCAACATATTGATATTCTAATATTTTGAACAAATAGATAGATTAAAACTTTGTTTAGATTAAAACGTAAATTAAAGATTAAAAATAAAAAAAAGCTTAGTTTTTTTAAATGAACGATAATAATATTATAAAAATTTCAGATTATTACAAAGATTATAATTTACCAAAAGAATGTTTTGATTCACAATCATTAAAAAATCTATTGGAGTTATCTGCATTAAATAATATAACATTAATTGATAAAAATAAGAAGAAAGTACATAGTAAGAAAAAAATTATAAGTGAGTGTACAAAATTAAAAAAAATTAAATTGAAAGAATTCAGAAAAGAATTAAAAGACATTACTATTACTGATACAGATGTTTCAATTTCTTATGTTAGAAATTCAAATAATAAATATATAGATGGTATTGAAAATATTGATAATATTATAAAAATCATAAATAAAAATGATTCTGATATAAATTATTTAGATAAACTATTAACTAATAATACTGAATTTATTGAAAAATTTTCAAATTAGATATTTTTAATAAAGTTAAGAACAGACTTGTATTCATTTGGACCCACATATTCCATAACATCTTTTCCTTTCTTTACCATAATTGTTGGATATCCTTGAATAGGCCAATCTTTTATTTCTTCACTATTCTTTACACTGTCATATGTTATGAAATTATATTTACTTTTATGATCAGATTCTAGTTTCTTCCATTGAGTCATAAAATTTTTACAATGAGGACACCATTCGGCTTTGAATAGAAATACATCTTTCTTTTCATTGTCTCCACCTCCTACTTGTTGATTATTCATGGTTGATTTTAACGAGGTGTACTTGTTCTTGTATTTTTGATATAATTGAAAATAATTTTTTTCCATTAATTATAAATAGATTTTAAAATAATTTAAATATTTTAATTGTTTTTAAATTATTTAATATCTCAATAAGAAATATATGAACCTTAATAGTAAAAATTTAGCGATTACAATGATCCTTGTTTTTCTTGTATGTAATCATTTTATAGGACTTGCCTGGGAAATAGTTAAAACACTATTATATTGTGTGTTATTTATGTTTTTACTAAAACATATTAGTCCGGAATTATACAATTATTTAATGAATATAATTGATTTTAAAAACTTTAAGTTTAGCAATATTCCAAAAACATTTACTTTAATTGTTAAAAAAATATCAAGTCTAGTTCCATTTATAAAAATAGACATGGATAATAAAGAAAAAGTTGAGGAACCCAAAAAATAAATAATTATAAATAAAGAGAGTCGATAATTACAATATCTCTAATTAGTTTCTCTTGGTATCCATCTAACTTATTAAGAAGTTCTGCATTATTTGTTAATAATGCAATGCTTTCAACATTTCTTAAAAGATTAACTAATCTAAGAACATTGCGGCAAAAATTACCTTCAAAGGTATTGTAAAGATGTTTTACTTCATTCCATTTACAAGTACCATTTGACCATTCCATTATAACTTTGAACATTGATAGGTGTAAGTCCCAATTAGACCAAAATTTAAATGGTAGTTTATTATTAATATTTGTTTCATATCCCATCATATTATCAACTAACTCAGATATATTATCTAACATTGATGAAAAATCTTTTGAAATACCTAAATCTGACACAGATGGTTCTTCAATTGAATGGTCAGCAATGAATATTGACAAGAAAGCGACTATCTCATTAAACTCTAGTTTATTAAAATATTCATTTGAAATAATATAACCAAGAATAATAGGATTACATTCATTAACTTCAGATACAATTCTTCCTAAAGGTGTTAGGTTATAATCATTTTCATAATAAACAATATCTGATTCTATTAGAAAGTCCAAGACAGTTTTAATTTGATTTTCGAATTGACTTTTATTAAAATTTAGTATATTTTCTAATTGAGTAATTCTAGAACTATAATTATACCATTCTACAAGTTTAGATTTGTTATCTCCAATTTCAGAATATAATTTTTTAAGTTCTTGATCTAGCTTTTTTACCATCTTCTGTGTCATTTTAATAAACGATGTTCTTTGAATCTCTAACTTGTCTTCTATATTCTTTATCTCATTAAATTTATCAAAATATTCTTCTAAATTACTAAATTTATGATAATGCTCTTTTAATTCACCTAGCTCTTCAAAATAAACACTATTCGTAGTATCTAACTCTTTTGATAAAAGTGTATTTGTAATACTATTTGCTAAATAAGAAACAACAGAACCAAGATCGACGCTTTCATTATTTTCTTTTTCAATCTTCAATGATATACGCTTCAAGATATACGAATAATCTATTTGTAATCTAGAAGATATTATCTGAGGTGCTGAGGTAATCATCTTTTTAGCTTCTGATTCAGATAACATGTCAGTTTCTGGTAGTACTATTACAGTACCAAATGTATCAATACCTCTTCGACCGGCTCTTCCTGCCATTTGTCCGTATTCTTCAGGTCGTAAAGCTCTTCTTCCAGTACCATCATATTTTGTAGTTTGTGTAAAGATAACTGTTCTTGTTGGCATATTAACTCCCATTGCAAAAGTTTCTGTTGCTATTAGAACTTTAATTAATTTTAATTCATATAAAATTTCAACTATCTCTTTAAGAATGGGAATTATACCAGAATGATGTACACCTATGCCCTTCTGCGCTAAGGACAATAAAAAGTCCCATTGTTCAGTATGTTGATAAACATCTCTATATTTTAAAAGATGTTTATTCCAAATGTTTCTTACTTCTGAAGCTTCCTTAGCATCAATTAGATTAAATGGAATTTTTTTAGCTATCTCTTCTGTTAAACTTCTGTTTAATAAAAAGACATTAACTGGTACAATATCATGTTTTTGACAATATTGAATACAATCAAATAATTGGGTTGTATTAAATTTACTTTTAATATGAACTCCTTTATTATTTTTTTTAATACGTGCTGTTAGTTTACTCCATTCACCTTCCACCCATGAAGTATTATCTTTAACACAATGTAGTTCATCTCTATAATAAAGATAATGATGCAAAGGAACTGGTCTAAATGCTGTCGGAATAAGATGACATGGTTTCTTCTTTAACTCTGATACCCAATTAGCTAATTTTTCGGCTCCAGATATTGTAGCAGATAACATGACTAATTGAATAGAAGGATCTAAATTAGTAATAATTTCTTCCCAAATCTTTCCTCTATCAGGATTATTAATAAAATGTACCTCGTCGAGAATTACACATTTTACTGATTCTGGATTGAAATTCCATTCATATACTCTTTCGTTCGTTTTTCTCAATAATGAATTTCTCAAAATCTCAGCTGTCATAATTAATAATTTAGCAGAAGGATTAATTTTTACATCACCTGTTAAAATTCCGACATCATCAAAGTGTTCGCCAAATTCCTTAAACTTTTGATTACTCAAAGTTTTAATTGGAGATGTATAAATAACTTGATTATCTGGATTTTCAGTTAACCATTTCCCAATCGAATATAAAGCTAAACATGTTTTCCCTGCTCCTGTATGTGCAGTTACTAAAATATTCTTGTTTTCGGAGATTGCTTTAAACCCCCATTTTTGGAAATGGTCAGGTTCGTATTTAAAAGTAAAGTGTACTGGTGGTTCTTCTTCTGTATAATTTCCAGAATTAAGTACCATTTTATGATCAATATATAATGTATCTGTCATTAATTATGATTATCATAGTTGGGATATAAATATTTCAATTTTTATATATCAGACTTTAGGCAGTATTGTTTGATATCTAAATGTTAATAGCCTTCCTTCACTTTACAAAGATTTGCTAATAATAATTAATAAGCTAACCACTTTTTTTGTGTAGCAATATATTGACAAAAATAGGTTTTACAACCACATTATTATTTTTATATAAATATATTTAAGTTAATTATGAGTAATTGTATTTATGTTAATATAAAAAAAGGGTGGAATCTAATTTCCCTCTCTTTTTATAATCAAAATATAGATGTTCTAACACGTGATGAAAGAATTATCGAAATTAAAAACATGGTACATTCTTATAACATAAATGTTCCTAAAGAATTTAATAGTTTAACCGAAATTAATACAACAAACGGTTATTTTATAAATTCTCGAGAAGATTTTGAGATTGAATGTAAAAAATATTTCATTGACTATAAAAATCTATTCAATGAAGAACTAGAGGATATTAGAGATAAAATTAATATGGAAATTCTAGATCGACGAAAAAGTGACAAATTGGATGAACAGGGAAAAAGTATTACAGCTTTACCTACAACTCTGGTACAACAAGAAAAAGAGATAGTAAAAATATCTCAGGAAGTTATCGAAGAAAAAAAAGAGATAGTAAAAATAAATAATATTAAACCCGAAAATATTAAATTAGAAGACAAAACATTTCAGGAAGCTATCGAAAAACAAAAAAATAAAAAAGAAGAAGCCATTTTAGAGATGAAAGAACAAGTCATTAAATCTATAGCAGAAACTGAAAAAGCCACGCGTGAAACTGAAGAAAAAATATTAAAATTAGAAGAAGAACAACTTACTATTGAAATAAAAACTAAAGAACTAATACAAGATAAAATACAAAATCAAAAGAAAAAATTAAATATGATAGAACAACTAGAATTAGAAACACTTGGTCATTTAGAAGTTTTTAAATTTGATGGAAAAGATTATATTGATGATAAATGGTGTAATATTCCAGAAAGAATACAAGAACAATGGAAATATCTTGGGTGGAATGAACAGTTGTGGGATAAAAGAGTTGATCCATATAATAGATTATCAAATACTTTATTTCATGATTTAAGTACTGACAGTAAAGATATTATCATATCATTAGGATTTAATTCTTATGAATGGGATTCAATGGTGAATCATGAAATATCCAGTAGAATAAACATGTCTAATATTAATTTATCTAATTTTAATTATGAACATGTATTTTCTAAAGGTTCACTAAAAGAATGGTTTTATACTCAAGGTAAACTATCATATGGTAGATATTCATACAAAATATCAAAAGAATTATTAGAAATGACTGTTTTTAATATTAATTGTATTCCAAAGGAATATCCAATAGTAACAAACTTGGATGGTATTAAATTTTTAAAATTTTTAAAAAAAATTATAATATATAACTCATCAATTAAGGATTTAGATTTATATAATAATGAAGTTTTAGAATTTATATCTTGTTCAAAAACAAATATTAAAACATTAGATCTAACTAATAATAAAAATATTCAAAGTATATACTGTTTTGATTGTCAAAGTTTAGAATATATAGATTTACGCGGTGTTGATATTAAAAACATTACTGATTTTAATTCCATAAACTGTCCAAAATTAAAAATGATTTATGTTGACAGTATTGATAATATACCTAATACTTGGAAAAAAGATAACAATGTACCATATGTAACTGATAGAATAAATAAAATAGAATGTCCAATTGTTGATAATAGAGATTTAGATGAAAAAAATTATGTTTGGGAAAATAATAGGTTTGGTCCATTTTATAATCTAAATGACAATGAAGAATATTACTTGTCTATTTTTAATGATACTAAAAATGAAGAATTAGAATATAATAAATTTTTAAAAGAGCAAATTGAATTAAATAATAATAGGTTTGAATCTAACGAAGGTAAAATTTTACCAGAGTTATGTGAAAAACCAAGTTTGACACAAGAAGAATACTTTGAAAATATTTACTCAGATGGATTAAAACCATTTGTAACAAAAGATTTTCATCAAAAGAACTCTAAGAATCTATTTAGAACCATACACAATAATATATTAAGTTATGATCAAATTGTAACTTTAGCTATTTTAAAATCACCCTTAACAAATATTAATAATAATTTTTATAGTATGTATTATTTTGATATTTTCTCTGATGAATACAAAGAGTTACCAAATAATTATAAAACGTTGTTTACTCAAGACGATGCTTTTACAACAATTATTAACCATAATCGAATTGGTTCAAAGATATTTAGACAATTAGAAAAAGAAACGATTCAAGAAAATATTTATGATTTAAATCTAATTAATTTTGATATTAATAGTCAAGTTAATTATAAATTCAATGACCGTATTATTAGTCTTTCATCTTTAGAAAATATTTCATTTTTAACAAACTTGAATTTTATGAATCCATTATTAATTGAAAAGACATATAATCAATCAGTACAAAATATTAAAAATTGGACAAAAAATAAAATTGATTATAATCCGACGTTAACCTTATTTGGTAATAATATGAAAGATAATTTTAATCTTTTTATATTTGTAAGGAAAATTAAAAATTAATTTAAATAAATTGAAATATACTTTATTTAATTTAATATATCTAATATTTATAAAAAAATGGATAAGCAATTTAATATATTAATAGAAACTATAGATGAAACAATAAAAAAATGTGCCTGGATTAAAAATCAATCAGCTATAGATATAATATTATCTATAACTGAAGAAACACTTGAAGTAAAAGAAGCATTGGATAATAATGATATTGATAATTTAGAAGAAGAAATTGGTGATTTATTATTTACGGTAATATTATTAGGAAGAATTAGCGAAGAAAAATATAATATATCTTTTAAAAAATCAATTGAACGTATTACAAATAAAATTATAAAAAGAAGTCCTCATGTGTTTGGAGATAAAATTGCAGTAACTTCAGATGAAGCTGCTAAAATATGGAATTCTATCAAACATAGTGAATATAAATAATGCAAGAAAAAATGAAATAATTACTTTATTATATTATGATATTAAATTATATGGACTTAAATTCAAAAGTATATATAGTAAATAAAAAGAGTGGTATAACGAGTAAAGAAATGGCTGATATTATTAAAGAAAAACATAATTTAAAAAAGATTTGTTTTTGTGGACGTCTAGACCCAATGGCTAGAGGTAAAATGTTATTGTTAGGTGATGAAATGTGTAAACAAATGGATAACCATCAACAATATGATAAAACTTATCAATTTGAAATAGTATTTGGACTTCAAACAGATACCGATGATTTTTTAGGAAAATTAGAACAATTTCGACATGTTGATAACCCTATACTACTTTCTCAAGATATAAAAAAAAAATTAGAAGAATATCCACGAGATATTTTACAAAATTTTCATAAATATAGTTCTATTTGTATTGACGGCGAACCATTATGGTTACACACCAAAAAAAATAAAGAAGTTAAAAAAATACCAGCACATAATGTTAAGATAAAATCACTAGAGGTATTAGAATTAATAGAAACTAAGTTTGAACCATTTTTATCTAATATCATAGAAACAATTGAGAGTATAAATGATAAACATGATTTTAGACAAGATGAAATAGTTTCTCAATGGATAAACTTTAATAATACATTTGACAAAGTATTCAGTCTAAAAGTAGAAATTAAGGTGTCATCTGGATTTTATATAAGACAATTTGTTAGAGATTTATCTGAACAAATCAATTTCCCATTAGTTGTTAATGATATTAATAGAACGGATATTAATTGTTAATAGAAAAAATTGATTATTCTGTTAATAATAATATTAATATTATAATTAATGGAACCTGAAAAAATTAATAACAGTTATATATTTAATCATTTTTGTTGCAATAATTATTATAGGTATTTAGATTTACCAAATACTATTAAAGATACTTCATCTATAATGGATTACTTTCTTGGAGAAGATAAAAGTTATCGACTTGGTTGTCCTTTTGACGATGGAGATATAATTATTGAATTTAATTTTAAGAATGATAATATAGGAATGGCTATTGGTCATCATCCTTTGTCCTTTCGCGGACCTTTAATAATTGATAATATAAATATTGTTAATATTTATATTAATAATAGAGAAGATTATTTCATTGATAATAAATCTTTAGAAAAATATAATTTAAATATTGCTAAATTAGTAACCAACCTATCTGACGATAATATAAAACTTGTTAAATATTATGATGAATTAAACGAGACAATTCAACCAATAAAAAAGAGAAAATTAGAATTCTTTGATGAATATATAGTATTTAATGGTGTAAATAAATATAAATAGTTTAATTTATTTTAAAAGTTCTAATTCATATTAATAAATGATAACTGTTATCTTTACTTGCTTTATGTTATTATTACATTTTCAAATTACTGATATATGTAGATATTTAATACAATATAAAACTATTTCAGCCGAAATTATTACTGAATCATTTAAAAATTCTGAATATCACCAATTAACAAGAATAGTAACCAGTAATTTATTTCATAATAACTTGCATCATATATTACTTAATATGATTGCTTTCATTAATATAGGTATACCAATAGAAGATTTTTTTAAAACTATTAACAAGTATCTTTATTTTAAAATTTTAATATTACTTGTTATATTATCTGGAATTATTAATTTTATTTTTCATTATCTTTTATTTAAATATACTAATGATTTATACTATTACACGATAAATGTATGTGGATTCTCGGCAGTTCTATTTGGTTTAAAATTTATATTCTATCATTTAATTACTGGAGATTTTAATCTATCTATACAACAATGCGTACTTAACTTGATAATTATATATCTATTAATTCCTAACTCTAGTATTTTAGGTCATTTATCTGGCTTATGTAGTGGTATTATTGTATCAAAATTAATTGGAATTTAATAAATCTATTATCCAATCTTTAACCTTGTCTAAAACTATTTTTGGATGTCCATCATCCTTATTAATCCCAATTAATAAGGAATGATCAGTATTGTTAGGCAAATAAATTTCTTTTCTTTTATTTGGCATTTTATTATAAAAGTCAATAGATAATTGTGGATTAGTAATTCTATCATTTAAACCATGAAGTAAGAATAATGGTGCGTTAAATAATTTACCATATTCTTTAATCCATAAACTAGTATAATAACATTCTCTTGCTGTATTTAATCTCATCTTATCTTTGTAACTATATTTACATTTCTTTTTAAATTCATTGAACTCTTGATTATGACAATCTTCGTCCATTTTATTATTAGTATCGAGTGCCTTGAATGTAGGTATGATATTCGATAAAAACATTAAAATACTAATAGCGATTGGATTTGGTTTAAGTCTATCGTCAATCCCACACATTGGCGATAATAAGATATAACCTTTAATTGGATAAAAAAAATGATATTTAATATTATATTTAATAGCAACTGCACCACCCATCGATTCTGCAATAAAAAATATTGGTTTATCGGGAAATACATTATTCACATGTTTAACCAAACAATAAAGGTCATCAACTAAATCATCGAAATTATCTATACTACATTGTAGTCCACCACTTTTTCCATGACCGTGAAATTCTAATGCATATACTTTTAAATTACATGAACTAAATAATGAATCTTTGAATCTAATACAGTCCTCTGAATAATATAATTCTTGAAAATGACTAGTTATCCCATGAATATTAATAATGATTGCTTTTGGATTATTAATACAAGTACCTTCGATAATATTTAAAGGAATGTTTTTTAAATTGTTAATTTTAAATTCATTCATAATAATATAAATGATATATTTTATATAATTTAAACGAAATTTTTAGAACTCTTTTGTATAATAATAAATATACCCGGTATTTACTATTCTAACTAGAGCATTGTTACTTAACTCAGATACAGACGAATCATCGAATAAATACCATTTGTCATTAATGCATCCGGCGTATACATAATGTCCACCATGTAAGTTTCCAGAATGAAATACTACTCCTTTTAGTTTATAATCATTTTTCCAAACAATAGGAATTTTTATTTCTTGTGAATGCTTAGATAGTCGATTACCTTTTTGTTCATATCTTCGTAACCATACAATTAGATTTTTTGGCCAAATATTAACCTCTTTTCTTTGAGAAGCAACTCTTTTCTTCTCACACTTTTCACAATAATATTTATTTTCTCCTTCTAATTTAATTCTTTGTTTAGAATAGGAAAGACAATCATCTAATGTCTCAGAATCGTTATTAATATTTAACATTAAAATAGTAGATTTTTCAATACTTTCACTTGTATTTAAACAAGATAAAACTTTACATTTAGTTGTTGTTTTTTCATTAATTTCAAATAATTTATCAATTATATTTTTTCCCGGTATTACTTTGTTAACTTCATTGTTAAGAAAATCAAGAAAGAATACAATAAATTCAGATGAATCTTGTTGTTGAAATCCCATAAAAATTTCATTTCTTTGAGAAACTAATTCTTTGACATAACTAGGACTAATAGGTTCGTTTGTATTATCATGATACTTGATAATAAATTCGCTAAGTTTTTTAAAAACCGGAATTTTATCTGATAAAGAAGTTATTACAGTACATAGATCTTTATTCTGAATTAACATTTGTAATCCAGCGTTAAGATAACACGTATTTCCAAGATTATTAAAACCTTTCATTATATATATATTTTACATATAATTTTAAATACTTTCAATTTTATTCATATATTTATTAAAGTAAATTCTTCATCTAGTGAAATTAATAATTTATTTTTTGGTAATACACCCTCTAATTTTTGCAACTTTAATCTAACTTTCTGTCCAATATAATATTCTATTTTTTCTTCTGATAAAGTTAAAGTTAATTTATTGTCATCTTTCTCTTTATCTATCAAATAATCAAACTTGTGATGATATAGTTTAACTTTTACAAAACCAATCTCGTGACCATTAACTGGTAGAAGGTATACTTCAACAATATTATTCGATATAAACTGATAAATGTGGCCAATCGCATCGCATACGTTAGAAGTTTCAAAAATACTAGTAATCGATTTATTTATTTCTAATTCCCTGTGAAATTTCTTAGTTTGGTGGTCTATATGATTCATTGAGATACAATCAAAATCTAAAATTTCTTCATTATTATCAAAACAATATGTAAGATAATAATGAATATAGGTATCAATCAAACGTCTGATCGGAGAAGTAAAATGACAATAGTTCTCAACATTTAAAGTCTCATGTCTATTTTCATTCATACTATATGATGCTGCCTCTATTTTTTTTGTAGAAAATTTCTTTCTTATGTCTAATGATAGACCTTCAAAATTAGGATTTTCAAAAGATAACCTTTCAGAATTAACACGATAAGGTATCTTTTTATTAGCTTCCGCAAATTTATTTCCAATTGTTTGATTTGTTAATAACATCCAATAACTTACTAGATCATGATAATCCTTGACTTCTGTTAGTTGTCGGGTAAATACTTTTAGTTCTTCGGCATATCTAAAATTACATGCATTGTCATAAGTTAATTTTCCTGTATTAGTAATTATCGATGGGAAATCTTCAGTCTTAACTAATTTATTATTTTCATAATAATATAGGGTGGTATAAGCTGGCTTTTCTTTACCTTCAAATAAACTAGCTTCATTTGTTACTTTTTCGCCCCACAAGTCTTTTCTTGATTCATATAAATACAAGGTAGAAAATTGAGTTTTCATTTTAGTTCTAATATCATCTGCTGTTATCCAACAAATTGGTTGAGCAATATGTACTCCAATAATTGTGGTATTATCAATAATATCTATTGAAAGAGCATCATCGATATCCATACAATTATCTGGGTCTATACTAAATATATTAGAATTATATTTTTTTCTAGTAATCTTCTCCTCTAGTGGATTCTTTGTTAATTCCTTATAATTAATTCTTTTTGGATAAACATTATAATGATGCATTAGAATAGATAACATATTTTCTTCATTGTAATTTCCAAGTACATCTATAATTTCACCAGATGGTAACTTATGGTCCCAATGTGTAAACTTAAATTTAACTGCGATCTTACCTTTAAGTTTACCACCATATGATATTAAAAAAGAGGGGAGTTTATTATCAAGAGGAGATACCATAAAAATAACATTTCCTCTCTTGTTTTTACCAAATCTTTGGGTTTGGGAGGTTGAAAATATTCCAATTAAAGATTTACTTTCTCTAACTGATGATATTACTATTTCAAATTCATTATTTAAAATATCTCCATTAAAAATTCTTGGCAATTTTGTTTCTTGACAGTCGGTGGTCATTAAATCGTGCAACCAACCTTTATTATCACATATTTCATATTTAAACGTCATAGAATATATGATAATATTAAACAGGAAAAAAATATCAATTTTTTCATGATTTCAGCGAAGTTATAAGAAGAAGAAAGGATTATTATAAATATCTTTATATAAATCATAATCAAGGTCTTTGTCGTTATTTACAACAGGATCTTCTTTGTCGTTATTTACAACAGGCTCTTCTTTGTCGTTATTTACAATAGGTTCTTCTTTGTCGTTATTTACAATAGGTTCTTCTTTGTCGTTATTTACAATAGGTTCTTCTTTGTCGTTATTTACAATAGGTTCTTCTTTTTCGTTATTTACAATAGGTTCTTCTTTTTCGTTATTTACAACAGAAACTTCTTTTTTTGTATTCGAAATATATAATTCAGATAGTTTTTTATTATATGGGGAATCCATATATTAATATAGAGTAGATAATATAATTTGAAAAAAAATATTAAGAAATGTTCATTAACCTTTATTTGGTCTATTTCAATTTCTAGTTCTAATTATATGGTAAATAATTATCAAATTGCTTTTATTTCATATACTATAATGGCTATTCTAAATTTATCTGTAGTTTTATTTGAAATTGACACTAAAGAACCTAACCTTATAACCATAATTAAGATGGTATCAGATGTCGGTCTTCACTTTGTAGTTGCATATGTATATTATAATGAATGGACCAAGTCTTCGAATAATGATAACTTTAAAAACTTGAGAAAACTTAAGAATGCTTAAGAACTTAAGAAAAATTGATAAAGTTAACCACTGATTAGTGTGACATTATTTTAATGCCAATAATTTACAAGCTAGTTGGAATTAAATCAGGAAATGATGTTAAAAATGAAATGACTCATCTAAATTGGGATACTCATGAAAAAGAGAAAAAAGAAATTAACATTAAGGATATATATTCATTATTTTCAAGTTTAGGAGTTACTGAGAATATTAGTGATATTAAATTTATAACAAATTCTGAAACAATGAAAGATGACAAAAACTATAGCATGATTGAAAGAGTAGATGCTGATAATAAAATACAGGAACATAATATTATTATTTTTGTTTTTACTATGAATGAAGAAATCAAACAAAAACTAAAAAATATATTTGATACACATGGATATGTAACTAAAAAAGAAAATGTTTCAATTGTAGAAAATACTACTAATATAAGAAGATCACATGTAGAATTATCTAAACCTATACCAGAAGATGATATTAGAATAGATGAAGATGCAATTAATAAATCAAATAAAGAAACAATAGATTTATTTTCTAATAAACAGTTTCAAACATTAGTTAAAATATATTATGAAAATCCAGATGTTTTTAAAACATTCGCCTCATACATTTCATCTGGTAATACCGTGGATACTTCTCATTTTACAAATATAACAGATGTTAGTTTTGATGATGAATTTCAAGGAATTAAAGGATTAAATCTAGATATTGATGATAGTATTATTCAAAATACACTCAAGAAGTTTAATGGTCATATTAACTTGACTTTAAGATATATACTTACCACAAAAAGTATTACTTCTTCTATCTAAATTAATATATAAGTATTATTAAATGACAAATTATTACTTTATTATAATAATACTAATTATACTTTTTTTATTAAGATTAACATCATTTGGTTCGAGATTTACAAATGATTATTCTTATATTAACGACGATACTAGAAGAATTTGCGATACTTTATATTTATTTAATGAAAATGAAAAGATTCAAATTATAGATGATTTTTTATCACCAAATGAATGTAACTTATTAATAAAAGAAGCTGAAATGTATAGTAAGAAACATGGATGGAAAAAAGATAGACATGAAGAGTATCCAACTACGGATAATCAATTTACTAAAAAATGGAAAAATTATTCTTTAATAGTAAAAAAAATTAGAACTAAAATTTATTCAGAAATAAAAAAAATGTTTGATATTAAAGAAAAAAAATTAGAAATAAATGAAATGTTTATCGTCAAGTATTCAACAGACGGTCAGAGAGAATTAGAATATCATAAAGATGCTAGTGAATTTAGTTTTATAATAGCCTTAAATGATGATTATAAAGGAGGTGGTACTTATTTTAAAGATATGAATGAAAATATCAAATTAAAAAAAGGAAGTATTCTTATATTTTCTGGTCAGAATACTCATAAAGGTAGTTATTTAGAGGATGGGATTAGGTACATATTAACAGGATTTATAGGGTATGGAGGAGAGACAATATGTCAAGATTACTATAGAGATATATTCAATGTCAATGATTTGCACATTATATAAAAAAAATTGAATATAATAGATCCTATTACAATTATATTAGTTATTGATGTATTCTAATAAAATATTCGGAAATAATAAGAAGTACCGTCCTAGAAACGGAAATAATAAAAAAAAAGATGTACCAAGATATAAAGATACCAAAGGAAATTGGGAATATAGTATCTTTCAAAAAATTGTAAAACCAAACGAAGAGGCAAATACTAAAAAGTCTCTTCGCTTCGTTGGTGGATTTAATCCAAAAAAAATAGACGAGTATCTTAACCCAATTAAAAGTAAAGAGGAAGTCATTCAAGATAAGATAAATAATGGAAGCAAGCTTAATAGTTGTGAAAAAATTATTATTGATAATTATAACAAAAGGCTAAAAACATCTTTACAAAAAGATATCGATTCTATTAATAAATTTTCTCTTAATGCAACTGTTACAACTGCAGAAGGAAGGAAAAGAAAGCTCTTAAAATCACTTGAAGTTCTAATTAGTAAAGGAGATACTAATATGGTCTCTCTTATTCATCTTAAACTTAAAGATAAACAGTTTGAACTAACTGATGAATTAAGAAAGGAACACAAAAGTTTGTTAACTAACATGAATAAAATAGTCTCAAGTGTAGATCTAGTAAAACTTCAAATGACAACATTACATAGTAGTCAACCGCCTTTAGATCAAAAAGGGTTTACTAAACTTGATGATTTTCAAATTGAAGTTATTAACAATATTGATAATAATATTTCTACTATTGTTTCAGCGCCTACTTCATCAGGTAAATCTACTATGGCAGGTTATACTTTTACAAAAGGAAAGACTTTGGTCATTGTTCCAACTGATGTACTAGCTTGGCAAATAGCATCATATATTGGAGATATACTTGACGCGAACGTTCCAATTATAACACGTTCTTTTCAGTCTACCCCCAAGAGATACGAACTCGTAGAATTAATTAATAATTCTAATGCTTTGGTCGGAACAGCAGATTCTATTTTAGATTTCTTGCCATTAATTAAACTTAAATTTGATTGGGTTGTATTTGATGAAATACATATGATTGGTAAAGAACAAGGTTCATCAATGGAACATATTGCTAAATTGTATTCGGATGTTCCATTCTTAGCTCTATCAGCTACAATTGGAAATGTAGAAGAGCTTAAAAATTGGTTTGGAAGATTAGGTGATAAACCAATTAATATTGTAAAATGCGAAAAGAGATTTTTCAATTTACAAAGATTTGTATATTTTACCGAAAATAATAGTTTAGAAAGATTGCATCCATTGGGTTTGATATCATCTAAAGAAATTAAGGATGGTTCAATAACTAGCAAGTGTCTTCAACCAACACCTCCTGATATTTGGGATTTGGCAATTAAATTAGATGCTTGTTTGAAATTGAAAGAACTATCACCTTATAAATACTTTAAGAAGGATGAAAGAATTACATTAGATATGTCTAATGACTATTTTAAAGAACTTGTTAAATTTATGGTTAAAGCATATAAATCTAATAGTAAGAAGATTGATGATATTATTCAAGAATATCAGAAATCACTAGTTCGTAGTGAAGATATTGATATCTTTCAAATGTTAATGAAATTGAAGGAAATTAATAAATGTCCAGCAATTGTTTTTCAAGAAAATTCTACTTCTTGTATGCGATTAGCTAGACAACTTGCTAAACAAGTTGAAGAAAAAGAGTTAGCATCACATCCGAATTTGTCGAACGAAAGAGAAAAAGCAAATAAAAAGGCTAAGAAGATAGAGAAAGATAATGATAAGAAAAAGGTTGATGATATTCCTGAAAATAAAAGATTAAAGATGCTAATGTCAGATAAAGCATCTGAATTGGAAGCACCCGAGATTGTATCTGTACAGGAACCTCATAAAGACTTTATCTTTAATGAAGACCAGTTTTTTACTGGAGCAATTGTCGAAGGATGGGCTAAAAAGTTAAAAACATATTTTCCAAATACTGGTGATGAGTATCATTGGTTAATTGTTATGTTATGGAGAGGTGTTGGTATTTATGTTGAAGGACTTCCTGATTCATATCTACGTTTAGTTCAAATGTTAGCATCTTCTAAGAAATTAGCTGTTGTCTTTAGTGATAATTCTTTAGTTTTTGGCGTTTCAATGCCATTTAGAACAACAATTATACTTCGAGATTTTATGACGGATGATACTTTGGATTCTATGATGTATCATCAAATGGCAGGTCGTGCAGGTAGACGTGGTCTAGATAAGGAAGGAAATGTAATTTTTGCAGGATATTCATGGAATAGAATAAAAGAATTATCTGTCAGTTCATTCCCTATCGTTAAGGGTTCTGATACTCTAATTTGGACTACTGACATAGCAAACAATATTTATCAGAAAACCAATGAAAGTTCCAAGAATAAAATAGATTTGAACTGGAATAGTTTGAAGAGTAATTTCCTTCATACTAACATAACTAATGAAGTATCTGGTTCATTTTATAATGATATTAATGAGAACTTGCAAGATGGAGGTGGATGGGAAATTATCAAAAGTGATTCTATCGATCATAATTATATGGTATGGCGTCTAAGACATGATTTAGATTGTGTGTCAGTCCCAATGATTATTCCAGAATTTAAGAAGATATTTGATAATATTGATCCTAATAAAGAAAAAGAGCAAACTAATGCAGCATTGTTTTTGGCTCATTTTATAAATATGAAGGATTCAGTTGATTCTAAAAGAGTGTTACCTGATTGCGACTTTGCAAAAGATAATATAATCTCTAACTTGAAAGTATATGGAGACAATCTAGGCATTCCAATTCCAGAGAAAATAGATTCTAAGGTTTATGAAACAATCGTTTTTAATAAATTACTTACTTTGAAAACTGAAAAAGAAACTGATGATTTGAGAAATGACCTGTTCAAGTTTAGTGAAAAGATTCGTCATATCCAACATTTCTTCTTCCATACTAAACAGGTTACACTTGCTAGATTACTTGGAAAGTTGTTGACTAGAATTTGGTGGATTTATCATACAAGTTCACCATTGATGAAATCATGGCAATGCTATCTTGATAGTAATCTTGATAGTATTGAAGAATGTGAGACTGACTCTAATGAAGAGTATGAGACTGACAGTGACGAAGAAGAGGAAGATGATGATATCGATGATGATATCGAGGTTGAAGAGAAGGTATAATTATTTTATCTATATTAAATATATGGATTATCATTTAAAATATTTGAAATATAAAAAAAAATATTTAGAACTACAGAATATGATTGCTTCTCAAAGTGGTGGGGGTAAAAGATATCTAAAACAAGAGATGGATAAAGACCCATTAACATTAACTCCTTCTGGTATGCCAAATATAATGAATAATTTTTTATTAAAACCGGAAATTAACTTTATAAAGAAGAAATGTATTAAGAATAAAAGTACTGTTAAAATTTGTACTGACCAGAATATTTCTGACTTGTTAACTTATTTTTTTACTAGCGAACAAACTGGTTACAACCCTTCTAAAGATTTAGAAAAAATTTCAAAGAAAACAAAATTATCAACAGAATTTATAAATTCGGTTTTAAAATATCATAATATTTGGAAATCAGATTTTTTATTAAAAATTAAAGATTAATTAAATATTATGAAAGGTCGCATACATCCAAATTGATCAAAATTGATCAAATTTTATAAAATATTTATAATACTATAAATATTTTATAAGCTAATATAAATGGAAATTTCTGGAAGTATAGGTGTAACAATTTTAAAAAATAAAGATAAAGTAATCATATTATTGGCTGACGACCATTCCAATTCTAGTTATTGCGAAGATAATGGATTTAAAAATCATAAAAATATAAAAGAATATCTACAGACCGAATTAGATAAAGGATCTCAGATTCTACTTGAAGAAGTACCAAGAGATGGGTTTGAATTACAAGAATTATGGCCAGAATCTCCCCACACTCAAAGTTTAAAACATTTTTTTTTACAAGACAATAATGTAACTGGAATAGATATTAGACCATATTTAATACCTTTTTCACTAGATGTTATCGAAAGTAATAAGAAATTTGGTGAAGTATTAACAATTGATTATATAAATAAACTCGATGAATTTTTTAATTTAACTGGAAGATATTATGATAATATTTTTAAAGATTGTCTCGAAAAAGTAATTATTAAAAATTCTGGATTAGGAAAAAATTTACAATCTATCGTTAATAAATTTAACAAAATTAAAAAAAAAATAGTGGAAGATAATGTAAAAATAGGATACTATTATACTAATGAAAATAAGTTCTTGGATGAAATATCAAAATTATGCGATGAAATTATGGAATTCAGCACCATTTTAAAAGCCTTCTCTTCAAAGAATAAATCAATCATACATGCAGGGTTATTCCATTCTTATAATATATTAGAATGGCTTAAGGATGAATACTTGTTTGATATTATTTATCAAAATGGACTTAATGATTATAATAAACTTGTATCCGAAGATTATAATTCATGTATAAAGTTACCAAATGAACTGTTTGTACTTAAAGATTAATTAATATTTCAATTATATTATGGAAAAAAATAATAAATTAGTATCCAATATTTCAATTAATACTCTTAATAGGTATGAAAGATTAACTGTTTGTAAAAACTATGATTGTTCAATTGATAATGTAATGGAACAATTAGAAAAATATGGAGTTGCTGTAATTCCAGATGTTTTGAATCTTGAAGAAATTTCAAATATGAAAAATGGTATGTGGGATACGGTAGAACATCTATCATCTTTATGTCAAGTACCAATTGATAGAACTGACCCAGAAACTTGGAATACATGGTATTCTCTAAATCCAACTCATAATATGTTAATGCAATCATATTCTATTGGTCATGCTCAATTTATTTGGGATATTAGACAGAATTCAAATGTATCTAATGTCTTTTCTAAGATTTGGTCTTGTCAACCAGATGAGTTATTAACAAGTTTTGATGCAGTATCATTTCATTTACCACCTGAAGTAACTGGTAAAGGGTGGTATAAGGATAATGATTGGTTTCATGTAGATGCTGCTTATACTAGACCACAGTTTGAATGTGTTCAGGGATTTGTTACTGGATATGACATTAATGAAGACGATGGTAGTTTAACATTCTTAGAAGGGTCACATAAATATCATCAAGAGTTTGCTAAAGAATTTAATGAAACTAACGATATTGATTGGTATCAATTAGAAGATGAAAAATTAGATTTTTATCACAATAAAGATTGTTATAGATATAGTATAAAAGCCAGTGCTGGTTCTTTAGTATTATGGGATAGTAGAACAGTACATTGTGGTATGGAACCATTAAAAACAAGAAAAGAACCTAATTTTAGATTAGCAACATATGTATGTATGACACCCCGTGTTTGGTGTGAAGAAGAAACTATTAAACAACGTATAAATGCTTTTGAAAATATGTATATGACAACACATTGTCCACACCGTCCAAAATTATTTTCAAAGAAACCAAGAACATATAATGACAATATCCCATATGTTCCTAAAATGCCAAAACCATTATTAAATGAGGTTGGTATGAAATTAGTAGGGTATTAATATAAAACTTTTTATTTATAAAATTATTTACAAAACTTTTTACAAATAATTTTCATAACTTATAATATTCACTATATGGATTCTAAAAAAAGGTTTGGATTTTTAATATAATCTGTAAATTTTACTTTTATTTTATCAACACATCCTTCTTGTATGTATTCTTTATTTCTAACCAAGAATAAATCATTTTGACCACTACCTGCAGCTTTTGACGTATACTTTCTCCAGAATATTGTTAAACCTTCATTGGTTGTATTAGTTTTTATTACAAAGCTTGTTGATATTCTATTATCTTCATTTCTAAATATACTTAACCAAATATATTCCATTTGTAAATCTATATTATTTAAAGAATTTCTTAAAGTATCCAAATTATGAACTTGGTATCTTAAATAAGATTCATAGTTTTCACCCAAGTGAATGAAAGTTGGATCTTTAAAAAATCTTTCATCAAAAACTCCTTCAAAAGAACTAACAAACGCTGGATCATTCATTGGAATAAATTCAGTAGGATTATTTATTTTTGATTTATGGCTTACTTGAATTTTCATTAATAAATAATATATTAATAATTTAACAATAATTTTATTCAATTTTATAGAGAGAAGAAAAATGATTCTTTAGAGAGAAGAAAAATTATTCAAATCTTTCAATGGACCTGAATTCCAAGCATTGCTATTACCTACAATTCGCAAGACATGTTTGGCACGCGTCATGGCTACATTCAATCTTCGATAATCATACCAAAAACCCATATTATTAGTTCTTACTGTGGTTAAAATAACTGCATCTGCTTCTCGGCCTTGGAAAGAATCCACCGTATGAATTTCGATATCTTTATTTAATTGTTTTAATAAATTACACTGTGCTTGATATGGCGAAATAACAATAACATCATTAAATTCTTTCTTTAATTGTTGATATAATTCGACTACTTTCGTGGCTTCTCCTCTATTAAGATAACTAGTTCCAATTCGTTCTTCATTACTTGTTGTCTTAATAATTTCAAAAGGTTTCATATTGTTACCTTTTAATTCTTTATAATCAGTTTTTAATTTACCACCATAATAAGTTTTATTAGAGAAAGCAACTATATCCGGATGCATCCTTCTTTGAGTATCAAGTAATTCAGAAGGATAATTTAATGATAATAATCTTTCCATCATACTTCGACCATGATTAAATTCTAATCCATCTTCAGAAACTAATGCTGGTAACTGATGTGGGTCGCCAGCCAAGTAGATATATTTTAAATCCGGACGTAATAAACCCCAAACCCATGCTTCCATACACTGGGCAGCTTCGTCCATCATAACAGTAGTAAATTCTACATTTTTTAACTTGCTTCCAAATCTCATAGAGATAGTACTAAAAATAATTTTATCATTAAAAATATCATTATCTTTGATATCTTCTGGCATTTTATTAGTAGATACCACTAAAGAACATTTCATTCCTAAAATTTTAGCTCGATAATACATATTCATAGTTGCAATATTACTAGGTGCACATACTAAAATTTTCTTATGTTTTGGATCATTCTTGATTTCTAATAATTCTTGCATCAATCGATATGTTTTTCCAGTACCAGGTGGTCCATGAAATAGCTTGATAAAAGCATCTCCTTTAATTTGTTTCCCTTCTAATAAAGCAGGAATCAATAATTCATTTGGGGCAGTTTGTTCTAATGCTGATATATGACGTTGGTAGGGTAGAGGACTCTCGTATAGCTTCATATTATCTAAAGAGGCTATACTCCCATTACTAATATCATTTTCACTTATTGTTTGAGACTCTAACATTAAATCAAAAAGTTCATCATAAATGTTCATATCATTCTCATCAATCGCTTCGGCAATATCTTGTTCTTTTTCTTCTTTTCTTTGTTTACTTATCAATTCTTTCTCTTCTTTAATTTTTTTTCTTTCTATTCCCTTTTGTACTCTTTCTTGTTTCTTTATTGCGACATCATCATTTATTTTTTTTGTTCTTGTTTCAATATCTTTTTCCTTTGTCTTTTTATTATTCAGTAAATTTTGATAGTGATTTACATAATCATTAGCCTGGTCATTTAATTCTTTAACTTTGTCTTTATCTTTTTGTGTAGGATTATCTTTTTTTTGTAATTCATTATTAGCTTTTTGTGCTTTCATTTGACAATTTTCAACAACCTTTTGAGATTTATCTACTTCTTTTTTCAATTCAGTAATTTCTGTTTTATTTTTTTTAATATCTTCTTTTTCTTCCTTTAACTTTTGTTTTTCAACATCCTTAGTTTCTTTTTTAAGCTTCTTAGCTTCTAATCTTTCTTGTGCTTTCTCCATTGCTTTTTCAAGTTGTTCTGGCGTTTTTTCTTTTATAGGTTTTGATTTTTTATGAACATGATATTTATTATTATCAGTTTTACCTGAGATGATACCAGGATTCTTGCTGTTCAAATTAACTGCATGTAAAATAGGAATATCATTTGAAACAATCTCATTTAACATGGTATGATGAGCTTCATAAATTAAAGCATCTGAAAATTTTTCAATTGCTATCTTAGTATTTGATAGTTTATTCGGAATAATATCCACATCATTATCAGTATTATAGTATTTAACTGCTGAATCTAATAGTTTATTTAAAAAACCAGTTGAAAATTCCATATATTTTAATTTATATATAATTTATTGTCAAACGTATGTATATCATTATCTAAATGGAATGGTTAAAAATTGGAATATAAATATATAAAAAAAATATAAAATATATATTATATTTATATGACAGATACACCTCGTCCCAAAAGGTTTGGTGAAAAAATTAGTTTTGATAAACAAAACTTTTTAGGAAATGGAAAATATGGCGAGGAAGTTAACGATTCTGGTGTTTATTCTCAAGTTGATGGTGATATTTATGCCGTAGGTGATATTCATGGAGATTCAGGTGTTTTAATACATATTTTGTGCGATTTAATAGGAGCCGTAAGTCATGTTGGTATAAGAAGTCCAGCTAGTTTAATAGATGATAGATTAAATTGGATAAAAGGAAATAATTCAACAATTGTTTTTTGTGGAGATTTAATTGACAGATTAAGACCTGATTTTACTCCTTCACCCGATGATGAAAATAGTGATTTAGAAATAATACGTACTTTAGATAGATTGGATACTGAAGCAAGACTATATGGAGGCAGAATATTTATGATTTTAGGAAATCACGAATTATCATATGGATTTAATATCTCAAAACCAAACAATGAAAGACTTGAATATGTAAGTCAACTAGGAAGATATAATAATAGACTTGTTGATTTTACTCCAGGCAGTGAATGGGCTAAATATGTTGCAGATAATACATATATGGCACTAAAAATTGGTAATGTAGTTTTTACACATGCCGGGGTTTGCGAAGTTAGCGACTTTTTAAAAATGGATATACCAGAACCAGATGTACCATTGATAGGTTTTTCAAAAATGGTTCCTGATCCAATTGCACGATTAAATGCATTAATAAGAAAATTCTTAAGAACCCTCCCATATCCACATACGAGTAATAAATTTAAATTAAATCCTAATGTGTTTTATAAAGATGAAATAGAAGAAATTGCAAGACAACTAGATGATACATATAACTCCGACCAAAAAAAGTCGGTTGTTTTATGTCGAACATTAGGAACTAAAGTTGTAGATTGTAGAAATATAGATAAAGTATTTAGAGATCTTAAAATGGACCCAGCAAATTCAATTATGTTAATAGCACATACCCCACAATTACCGGGAATGGGTTTTGGTTCTGGAATTAATTCAGTATGTGATAATAAATTATGGCGAATTGATTGTGGTATGACTAGAGGGTTTGATGTATCTTTGGAACAAGTTGTCCCATTTCTACTAAAAAAGACTACTGTACAAGCTATTAAAGGTGTTGTAAGAGAACTCGAAAGATTTATTTTAGATCTGCCTTCTAAACAAATGGCTGTACTAAAAATAGAAAAAGGCATAGATGGTATATATCGAACTGACAGTGATAAAATAATAAATCATGGTTATCATCCTTTTACTAGACCAGAATATATTGATAGAACCAATGTAGTATATTCTCCTAAATTGGATAGATTTAAACAATCAATACTTGAAGGAATTGATTCTTCTAAAAGTGATCTTGTAGAAGCATGGAATAATGTATTTGTTGAATTACAAGTTAATTTTAAGGCTAATAAGTATGGAACAGTTATTAATGAAGATACGCTAAGAAGAGATAATGAAAAATTAGGCAGCGAAAGAATTAACTTGTTAAGAAAATATAAAATAATTTATTAATTTAACTATTGTTTTTGTATGAAAAGATAATGACTATTAGGTTATTAGATAATATTTTTCATTTAAAAATAAGTCAATCCCTCTTTTATAATCTTGTATTATTTCATTAAATTTTGTACCATTAAACCATTCCATATATTGATAAGCCGCTTGAACATATAAAATATCATAACCATTAATATATTTTTTAACTAAATCTTTTGTTTGATAATTATGAATACCATAAGTCATATCAATCAAAATTGTATTCTTATTAAAATATCTTTTAATACACACATTTGATGGCAAACAATTAACTATTAAATGTTCCGTATTAATAATTTTAAATTCTTCAAAAGTATTCGTTGTTATATTATATTTCTTTGATAATTCTTTTAATTTGTCTTTATTTCTACCGATGACTGTTATATTATTACTATCAAATGCTTTTATGGCTCCTATCGCTGCACCACCAGTTCCAAATATATATGTAGGCAAGTCTTCATTAAAATATTGCAACGCTAGTGTATCTGTATTATTTAACAAGTAACTATTACCTGTTTTAGATATAGTGTTAATAGCATCGTAATTACTGTTTTTATCAAGATATGGAATAATCTTTTCTTTGTACGGCATAGTAACGGAAGCACCTATAAAGTATGGTTGTTGTATTATATTAACAATATCAGCTAATTCTGATGTTTCATAATTTAAATAAGATATATTTGAATTTTTATTCTTATTAATAACATAATTATGAATATAACTTGATGGCGAATCTCCAATATTATTTCCAAATAAAAATATAAACTTTCTATTATTATCTTGATAAGCACTTTGTAAATAGTCCAAATAATTTAATTGATTTGGAGCAGTTGATGTTGAAATGATACTTGAAATTGGTGTTAAAAACTTATTCATAGTTCGGTACTTTGTAGATGAATTATCAATAACAATAGTATTAGATAAATTATTATAAGTTGTTAATAATTTATGACAATTTAAATCAGATGTAACTATCTTTAAAATACTCTTATTACTCTTATTAATATTATCAGTAAGATAGTCATAATCATTAGTATGAATTGAACCAATTTGTTTAACATTATCTTCTAATATGTCAATACCTTGTGATACTTCTATATCAATAATATTCGACCCATGCTTGATAGCTTTTTTAATAATTGATATGTATTCTTCTGATGAACCATTAAAACAGCCTCCTTCTTTTGTTGTTCTTAAAGTATATAAACATGGTCTATTAAAATTTATCATAGTATGTTGTATGGAGTCTAATCCATAATTATCCATTAAATCACCTCTTAATTCAATATAGTTTGATATTGTTGGTTCATAAGATGCATTTGTTTTACACAGAAATGTAGAATGACTTGGTAATGGAGGCGGAAATAATATTAATTTTAACCATTTAATAAAATCTTCAGGTTTATCATTATTATAATAAACATAATCTGACATACTATGATAGATATTGTTTCTAGTTTTTTCTAGATTTTCATAAGTGTCTGATAGTTCTCTATTAGAATAATCTATCATATTTTTGTCTCTTTTAATCCAAATAACTAATTTATTTTCAATCAAAAGTCTTGAAGATACACTTTCTATAATACCTCCTCCAGTAGAAATAATTTTTAACCCTACGGAATCATCCAATGAATTTAATAGTTGTCTACTTTCAAGACTTCTAAATGTACCCCACCCTTTTTCTTGTATTAATTTAGAAATTGAACCATGTTCGTGGATAATTCCATAATCAGTATCTACATATTCTATATTTAAATCTTGACTAACCTCTTTAGCTAAAGTTGTTTTACCAGTAGCAGGCATACCTATTAAAATAATATCTTGTATCTTATTTTTGTTAGTTGCTATAATAGAAACACCAATATTTTTTATATCTTCCCAATATTTTGGGTAAGTTTTATTAACACAATGTGGGTTTTGAATTAAGATATTATTTCGTTTCATTGCCAATAGACTAAATGACATTGCTATTCTATGATCATTAAATGTTGGTATAACAGTTTTTTCCATATTATCCAAGTTAATTCCTTTATTAATTTTAAATCCTGTTTTAGTTTTCTCTACATCTCCCCCAAGAATTTTAATATTACTAATAAATTTATCAATTCTAGCACATTCTTTCCAATTTTGATTTTCAATATTAGTAATCTCAGCTTTAACATTTTCTAAACAAAATAAACAACCCCATGTTAAAAATGTATCACTCGAATCCAAATCAAATATTAGATTATCCACTTTTACTTTATTCGAATCCTCCGAAATATTATTTTTTGGTCTAAAATATAGTTTGTTATTACTATCCTTTATTTCTCCAAATAATTTTAACATTTTTAATAACACATTAATATCAGGCTGACATGAGTTAGTATTTAAATTAGGTATTATTAAATCGAATTTATTAATATATGCCCATGAGAACAAATATGATGCTGTTGTGGCATCTCCTTCGACATAGTAATTATTATCTGTATCAGTAAATTTATCAATACTAATCATAGTATTAACAGAATCTGTATTATTAACAGAATCTGTATTATTAACAGAATCTGTATTATTAACAGAATCTGTATTATTAACAGAATCTGTATTATTAACAGAATCTGTATTATTAACAGAATCTGTATTATTAACAGAGTTTGTATTAATACCAAAGTCAGACATTACTTTTTGAGTCATTGTTATAAATCCAGAACTAGTTTTAGTTCCTTCCAAATAGATATTAAATACTTTTCCTAAATTAAATACTTTTAAAAAACTAAATCCAAGCATCAATCCAGTAATAAATTGTGATGACATAGTTCCATCAATAGTAATATTATTTATATCTTCTATAACTAAATTTCCAGGTTTAATTGTTAGAGGTAAACAAATATTATCTTCTGTTTGATTATATTCAATATTGCAACCATACTTGTTTAAACTTTTAACAAGTGGCCCAATAGGTCTTTTCCTCATATCTTCATTACCATCAAGTGTAATTTCTTCTTTTGTTAGTAATGCCAGTATTGGTAATAGAAATCTAACAGATGTACCAGAATTTCCTAGGTAATAATGACCTTGAGGATATAAAATACCTGGTACAATAGTTACTTTATTATCCTCTTCAACTAAATTAATACCAGATTGTTTTAAGGCCGAAATCATTAATTCTGTATCTTCTGATTTTAAAATATCATTAATAACCATATTATTATCTTGAAACATACTCGCAAGTACTCCACAAATTAGAGCTCTATTAGTAATACTTTTAGATGAAGGTACATTAATAGTTTTTGATACTGTTTTATTAAATATATTATTTTCTAATTTAAAATAGTTTGAAGTTATAAATTTCCAATTATCTAAAGTCCATTTAATAATTCGAGGTTTGCCAATACATTCCAATGTTACTAACCTATCTGATTTTTTATCTTTGGTTAAATAAAAATATAATAATTTATATCCATGATTACTGGTATAAGTTAAATTCTTATCTTCCATTATCAGTTTCCATTTTTTTAGTAATTTAAGAACTTGTTGCATGGTAGATAAGGTTGGATATCCATAATAATAATTAGAATACTTCATTTCCTCTATTATTCCATCTGCTACTGCAAATCCATGTAATATTTCTTGTGACAATTCTAATGCATGACCCCATGTATGTCCTAAATTTAATAATTCTCTTTCTCCGTTAGTATCCTGTAAATCATCTTTAATAATTGCTAATTTATAGTTTGCTGATAATTCTATAATTTCTTTTAAATGTTGCCAATTATCAGGGTCGGAAGTATTAACTAGTTGATATAATTTCCCTCCTTTCAACAAGGCCATTTTAATAACCTCTGCCATGCCATTAATTTTATGTTTTTCAGGTAAACTTTCCAACCATCTAATATCAATAATTATATCTTTAGCTTGATATATAGAACCAATCATGTTTTTACCATAAATATTATTAACTCCTGTTTTTCCTCCAATACTAGAGTCAACCATAGATAACATTGTAGTAGGAACATGTACTACCTTAATACCTCTCATGTACGTGGAAGCCACAAATGCAGTCATGTCACCTATAATACCACCACCTATTCCAAAAATAGTATAACTTCTATCAATATTATTCTCAAATAGAAAGTTAACAATATTTTCGTAAGAATCCATAGTTTTATTTTTCTCAATTGATTCTAAAATAAAATATTTATCAGAACCAATGAAAGAATTAATTCTATTTTTCCAGATATCAAATAGATTTTTATCAATTACCCATACCCTTTTATCATTATCGGTTAAATAGGATTCTATTTCTTGGTAAATTATCATTATAACTTATGTTAAATTATCTTTAACCAAATTTGATTAATATATCATCATTATGTTACTTTGCAGATAAATCGATTTCATACAATAATGACAATCAAATAAAAATTGATAATATTAATAATAAATATTAATATTATAGTTCTTAATGTTAGAAGCTATCGAAACTAACGAAAATAAATCTAGTACTCTAGTACCAACAGTAAATAATAATACAGAAAAACCTAATAAAATATGCGAATGGTGTATGATTATTATATCAGTGATTATTTGCTTGGGGATAATAGGTGCTGCATTTGCATATATTATATTAGCGATCATATATCTTGTTCAAGATTATGATATTGCAAATGAATGTAAAGGTTCATCACTATGGGCGTATGTTCTAACTGCTGTTATTCTTGGATTCTTCCGCAGTAATGCAAAACCTAAAGAGAAAGATAATAATACATGTGTATTAATATTTTTGGGTCTCATTGAATGCGGATTAGCTATTTGGGGCGGTATAGAGCTTTGGGAAAAATCATGCAGTGATCTAAGTGATACTAACTTATGGGAAATAGGGTTAGTTACATTTGTTCTTCAAGTAATTTGTGCAACAGTATTCTTAGTCATTATCCCTATTATAATGTGTTGTATTGCTATTAAAGATTCAAAACAATATAATACACCGACTCATCTGCTTGATATAGTCTAAATTATTTTATTATATAAATTGTACAATTTGTAATTCAAAAAAATTTCAAATAAATTATAACAAGATTAGATGAATAACTATGCGACTCATTGATAAAATATATATCATATTATACAGAAAAAATTCTAGAAGATATCTGACGTTATTTAAAAAACAATTTGGATAATTTTTTTAGCAACGGGAATCATATATTCTATCAAACTAAATCCTGCATCTATAGTATCCAAATAAAACTGATATAATAAAAGACAAATTAAAAACATTTATATTTGAAGATTAAAATTTGATTAAAGACTTGATTAATTTAGTTTTAATGTACAATATTTCAAAAAGAATAGGTGGAAATATCCTTAATAAATCGTTAATTAAAACGGATCCTTTAATTTATAATTTAATTCATGAAGAGAAAATTAGACAAAAATATAGTTTAGAATTAATTGCTTCAGAAAACTTTACTTCAACTGCAGTACTGGAATGCTTAGGGTCCGTTTTAACTAATAAATATTCAGAAGGATTACCTGGAAAGAGATATTATGGTGGAAATAAATATATTGATAAAATCGAAAATTTATGTATTAACCGAGCTTTAGAAACATATAGATTAGATAAAAATAATTGGGGTGTTAATGTGCAACCTTATTCTGGTAGTGGAGCTAATATGGCAGTTTATAATGGGTTGTTGAATCCTCATGATAGAATTATGGGATTAGATTTACCATCTGGTGGTCATTTAACTCATGGGTTTTATACTAGTAAAAGAAAAATATCAGCTACATCAAAATTCTTTGAATCAATGCCATATCAAGTTAAAGAAGATGGATATATTGATTATGATGAATTGGAAAAACAAGCTCGAATATTTAAACCTAAATTAATAATTTGTGGATACAGTGCTTATCCAAGAGATTTAGATTATGAAAGATTTAGAAAAATTGCTGATATTAATAAATCTTACTTACATTGTGATATGGCACATTTTAGTGGATTAGTTGCTACACAGGAAATATCAAATCCATTTGAATATTGTGATATTATTACTACAACAACCCATAAAACTCTAGCTGGTCCTAGAGCCGGAATGATATTCTTTAAGAAAGAGTTTGAGACGTTAATTAATGATTCTGTATTTCCTGGATTACAAGGAGGGCCTCATCAGAATGTTATAGCTGCAATCGCTACTCAGTTAAATGCGGTGCAGAAACCAGAATTTAAAATATATATTCGACAAGTTAAAAAAAATATTAAAGTTTTTGGAGAAGAACTAAAAACTTATGGATATAAATTACAAACAGATGGTACTGATAATCATCTCTTATTAGTAGACTTGAGACCTAATAATATTTCAGGTAGTAAAGTAGAGAGAGTAGCCGAATTAGTAGATATATCTATTAATAAAAATTCTGTACCAGGTGATAAATCAGCACTGAGTCCAGGAGGTATAAGAGTAGGTTCATCTTCTTTAACATCTAGAGGATTTAAGGAAGATGATTTTAAAAGTGTAGCAGGATTATTACACGAGGTAATAGAACTTGCTTTAAAAATTCAAAATAAAAGTGGAAAAAATATGGTTGAATTTGAAAAATATTGCATAGATGATACATTTTCTGATGAAATTTTTAGATTAAAAAATTCCATTAATTTTTTTGCATCTAGTTTTGAATTATATGATTAATTTTTCAAAATAAAAATTGATATATATATTATTTTCATCAGTTGATATTTTATGATAATGTCATTATATAATTATATTAATATTATCCTTATATTATTACTACTAGTTAATTCATCTATACAACTTGAATATACAATTACTTTGCCAGTTAGTCATATTGAACCGAATATATCTGTTATCTTATCAGATATAGATACGGTCAAGAGCGGGACCCAATTATTAATGTGGTTTCACTTTATGTAGAAAAAGTATTCAAGTTCTTGGTATCAAGTTCTTGAATATTAGCTATCTTTTTATTATCTCTTTCGATAATTGCTTTTAGACTTTTAATTTGTTTTTTAAGATCTTGATTTTCTAACCGTAATAATTTATTCTGATTATTAATTTCAGAATCTTTTTTTCCACGAGATAGTATATTTCCCATAGAATTTCTTATTATACTATATATTTTATTTTTAATCTATAATTTTGGATTTTATTTAATAGTTTTCCATACTTGGCTTACATTTGTTTAGGTTATATACATTGTTATTAAATAAGGATGACATATAACTTAAAAAAATATCTATTAACACTTTACTTTGTTTATGGGAACTATTATTTATTAAAATATCCTGTATCTAAAGGTGAAACTATTACAGTATATTTTAAAGATGTTTAATTAATAAAAGGTTAATAAATTATTATCTTTTTATTTCTTATTTTTTATTGTACATTTAGAATCAATAGTTAAACTTTTCTTTTTACTAGATTTAGGTACTATATTTAGAACACATTTTGATTTGACACCATATAATGGTGTAGTACATCCTTTTTCAATTTTAGTATCTTTTTTGGGTTCATCATTTAAACATCTAGAACGAAAATGTTCATATCTATCTCTAACTTGACAATAAGTTAGTCCAGAGTCTTTTCCTAGATTTTTATTTACCATTTCATGTAACTTGTAAACAAATCTTGATAAAGTATCTCTATCTTTAAAAATGTTCTTCCCAAATTTTAATACTTTTAGATTATCTTTATAATTATCTCTACAATATTTACACGGTAATACGTTTTCTAAACTCTTAAAGTATTGGTAATAGTCTTCTTTTTGTTCTTTATTAGGTTTAATTGAATAATTAAAACTGATAGTATGCAAGGTATGCCACATTGGTGGACCCCATATTGCAGTCATCATTCCATCACCTGAATTATAATGTTCTTTATTAAAAGTACTCATTAATATTATCAAGATTTTATATTTTAATGAGTAAAAAATCTAAAGTATATTAATCGATATGGATAGAAGCAATGTATCTCATAATTATAATAGATGTTATATTAACTTTTTTGTATTGCTATTGTATGGTCATCGCCACATACAATAAATTGAATGTTATCTAATTTTATATCACTAGGAACATTTAATTGATTTTTTTCTTTACCACCCCAAATTATAACACTACCATCATTCCTCAAGGCAACACTGTGATTTTCTCCACAATTAATAGATTTAATATTTTCTAATTTTTGATTATATGTAATATCTTGTTCAAAACTCTTATTACCCCAGATAACACATGTACCATCTTTTTTTAATGCAACATTATGAAATCGCCCACATGCTACATCAATCACATTTTTTAATTCACCATAAATAGGCAAGTCGCATTGGTCAAACTCATTTGAACCCCATGCTATTACTGTATCATCCTCTTTTATTGCTACATTATGAAATCCACCGCAAAAAATCTTTTTAATATTCTCTAATTTTACATCTTCCATAAATACTTGTTGGCCGTTATCATTATTACCCCATGAAACTATAGTACCGTCATGTTTTAAACCAATGGTGTGATTAAAACCACAAGCAATACTTTTAATGTTAACAAGCTTTGTATCACTTGGTATATTTCGTTGACCATATTCATTATTTCCCCAAGTAATTACAGTACCATCGTCTTTTAAAGCAACACTATGTCCTTGTCCACATTTAATATCAATAATATCTACTAAATCTACATCCTCAAATGTTTCATATTGATCATAAATATTACTTCCCCAAGTAAAGGCTCTCCCATCCATTTTTAAAGCAACACTATGGCTAGATCCACAAGTAATAGCAGTAATATTATCAAATACCAAATTCTCGCTTAACCATGCAGTATTTACTCCTTTTGGTATATTTATTGGTACAGTTGATTTAAATGTTTTTCTATTTACAATCAAAGGTGTATCTTTGGATAAATCAAGTTGTACTCCTCCGTGTTTATTAATATTATTTAATATATATTTAGTATTTAACGAAAGTGTATTATTATTTTGGTAAACAGAACTATCAGAAGAGCTACTTTCTGATGAACTTTCTGAAGAATCAGGTGATTGGTCAACTGAATTATTATTATCTTTTTCTGTATTCTTATCTATATTTTTATCTTTTTCTGTATTCTTATTTATATTTTTATCTTTTTCTGTTGTTTTTTCTATAACAGCTTTATTATTAATCAATTCTAATTCTATTAATTCTTCATATTTATCTGTAAATCTTATTTGAAAGTTTTTATTAATATGAGTAGTAGTAATCATTTGTATAGTAATAGGAAATATAGGTTTAATATTGTCACTATTTAATTTTTTATCTTTTATATCAGAAATTACAATTGGTTCAATATTAACGAGAGTATTATCATTTGGAATAATATTGTCATTCGGAATGGTATTATCATTTGGAATAATATTGTCATTCTCTGAACTAACTATAGGTTTATCAGTTTCAAAAACTATCCATTTAGGAGTTTCAAAAATCCCATTTTTATTTCGATAGATATTACCAATTTTTATATCAGGATTAGAATATAAAATAACTTCTTCATTATTTCTAATTGGTCGTGTTAATTTCTTATCAAGTGCAATTTGAAAATTATCCCAACTAGAAAGGTCTTCTGTTGTAAAATTATTCTGATTGGAAATGTCTTTGACTGTAGAACCATATAATGTTTCGAAAATATATTTAGAAGGTAAATCAATAGTAAATGATAATTTATCATCACTTATTTTAAAATTGGATTTTTTTAAATCATGAATTTTTTCTACTTTCAAGTATTTTGGTAAATTATATTGACCTAATCTATTATTACCCCATGTAATAACAGTGTTGTCATTTTTTAATCCAACATTATGATAACTACCACAACTAACATATTTTATATTTGATAATTCAGTTTCAGGAAATTTCTTATGCTGTTCTTTATCTTGATCACCCCACATTATGATGTTATTTTGATTAGTTACATCATCAAGTGTAGGTAATTGTTTATCAATATCTATTAGGGAACCACCTATTAAATTCAAATATTTTTTTTTATATTTTAAATATTTTTTATGATATAGAGATTTATTATTCATATATTAAAAATTAGATTTTATATAAAAAGTATTACGTCTGATTATCACAAGAAATATTGAAAAAAAATTATTATATACTAAATTACATTTATTAATGAATCATATGTTGAATTTGGCTAGTAAATATGCGGAATCTCGTTGTACTTGCAAGAATGACCATAATGGTCATTCTAATATTGGCTGTATTATATACAATAAGTATTCTATTTTACGCGTATGGGATAAATAGATATAATATAGACTATAAATTTACTTCTATACATGCAGAAATGGATGCTGTTTCAAAATTGAAATCATCTGAAAAGTGCAAGAAGGTAAATGTTGTAGTCTTTCGTGTTAATAATAGCGGTACTAAACTATGTATGGCTAAACCATGTTGTAACTGTGCGAAAGGAATTAAAGATGCATTCGAACACAAAAATTATAAATTGAAAGCTAACAAGTGTTGGTATACTAATGAAGTAGGTGAATTAGAATATATTAAAATTTAATTTATTATTTTTTTTAAATATAAATCGTATTAACATATAATATTTTTTATACCAATAAAATTTTTAATATAGTTAAGTATAAGTTAAAGTATGAGTTGTAATACTTCAGAAATAGGATATAAAAAGAAGGATTATACAGAAAGAAACATATATAAATTGATAAGACCTACATCAACTGGTTTATTTTTAACAGATACTAGAGTTGGAGGTTATCTAATATCAAAACATGGAATAGAATTATGTGGTAATGATAATTATAAAAGTATAGATAATGTAAACATTGGGTTAAAAAAACCAGGACTTGCTAAATTTAATAACATTTCGTTAGATAATATCCAAGTTAATGGAACATTAAGTGTAGAAAAAATAAATGGTGCTTTTATTGGTTCCGATATTTCTGGATATGCAAATTTTCTTGATGTTTCTTGTAGCAGTCTAACAATTGGTAATATGAAATATCCAAACACCGATGGTTCTAATGGACAAATTTTAAAAACAGATGGTTCTGGTAATATTACATGGGAGTCTTCGATTTTTAATCTATCTTCTCTTAATGAATTATCTGATGTGTTAATTGAAAATAGTTCCATGTATCTAGGACATGATCCTGTTGCTACTACATCCGATGCTATCAATAATATAGCAGTAGGTATGACATCGTTAGATTCTATAACAACTGGTGATAATAATACAGCTGTTGGTTATAATGCATTAACCAATTTACAATCTGGTGGAGGGAATGTTGCAATTGGTTCAAAAGCAGCATATAATTTAACAACCGGTGGCGAGAGTGTTTTTATTGGTTATAATGCAAGACCTTATTCTAGTACTTCGAGTAATGAAATTGTTATGGGGTGTGGTACAGTAGGATGTGGTAATAATTATGCCATAATAGGTAATTCAAATATTACACGTCTTTATGCTGCGAATGATGGAGAAGCTCAAGTATATGCTTCTGGTTTAACCATTTCATCGGATAGAAGATTAAAGAAAGATATTGTAAAGACTAGACTTGGATTAGATTTTATTAATAGTTTAAATCCAGTATCTTATAAATTTATTGAAGATAGACAAGGTGGTCAAACTCATCAAGGTTTAATAGCTCAAGAGGTAGAAGAAACAATGAATTCTTTTGATATGTTGGAAGAAGATAATTTTTTAGTAAATTATGATAAAAACGAGGATAAATATAGAATGAATTATAATGAATTGATTTCACCTTTAATAAAATCAATTCAAGAATTAGATACAAAAAATGAAGACTATAAAAGTTATAATGATAAAATGTTAATATCATTAATAAAAGATAATAAGAACAAGAGTGTCCATTATAATTTAAAATTTAGTAATCTCGAAAATAAATTGGACAGTATTAATTCAATAGATAAATTAGAAGATACGAGTAAAACTGAGATAGATGTATTAAAATGCAATATCAAAGAATTATTTAATAAAACTAAGAATCAAGAAATAAAATTCAATAATATTGAAAATTTAAATAAATTAAAAAATGATAAATTAATATTATTAGAGAATGAAAATAATAATTTAAAAAATCAACTTCAAGATTTACATGAAAAAGTTGATTTAATATTAGGAAGAATGAATAAATATCAAATCTTTTCTGGAACAAAAAAAATAGATAGATTAACCTAGTTGTTTGGCGACACCATATTTATTGATTAGATTATTTACAAGTGTAATATATTCTACTTCAGAATCATATGTATCTTTTCCTTTATTTTTTAACCAAGCTGCATGTTTTGATTTTCCTTTAAAATCTAAAAATCCTGGTTCTGGTTGATTATTATTCCCAATAGTAGCCTGTTTATAAAGTCCATACAATTCTAATAAATCATTATCGGATGGTGTCGTTTTTAACTCTTTGACAATTTGTGCAGCTAATAAAAATTCCTTTGAATTTGTGCTCATTATTTAAAAAATAGTAACTATTTTTTAAATATATTTTTTAAATTTAATAATATTTTAATAATATTTTAATAATATTTTAATAATATTTTAATAATATTTTAATAATATTTTAATAATATTTTAATAATATTTATGCATTATTATTATTACCTCTTTGTTGTTGCATTGCTTGTAATTGTGCTTGAATACTTTCCATTTCCTCCTTAGATAAATCTTGTTCAGCAATTTCTTCTTCTTCTTCTTGTAATTGTTTATTATGTTTTAATTTAGGAACTCTTTGTTGGGATTGCATTTCCATTTGGTCGGGTGTTTCCATTTCTTGTTGGCGTTGGTCCTGTATTTCTATTTGTTGTTGAGTTTGTAAATCTATTGGCTGATTATAATTTTGAGGCATCTGTTGATATTGATTTCCTTGTTGTAATCCTTCTAACATTTCTACAGGAACTGTAACATATCCTGGAGGAGGTTGAGGAATATTTTCTTCTAAATTTTGAGTGTCTATGTTATTAATATTTTTATTATTTTTACCAAATGTTGTATAATAATAGATTACACCTACTAATACAATAGCACCAATTAAGTATAATCCTTTTTTTGTTGAAATAAATGAGGTTATTTTGGAAATTATCCCTATTTGATCTACAATAGTTTCTTCAACTTTAGATGACATATATATTAAAAGTTAATATTATTTATTTTGGTTCTAGACGTTCGTTTATATAATTGTATTAAAATTTTTGTTACGCTAAAAAATATTGAATTAAAGTCTTATTATTTTTAAAAGATAACCCATAATGTCAAAAGTTAATAATATTACAAAATGTATTATTCCATGCTTAAATAATATTTTCAATGAAAAATTAAAACATGTTAGTAATTCGTGGTATTTAGATAATAATAGAAATTTGTATAAAATTATGTTATATGAAGATGGATATTTAATATCTAGTGATTCAGAATACCCAGAGGAGATTGCTAAATTACCAAATGACAATATTTTTAAAAGTATTAAAATTTATCTTGATAAAGTAAATAGATGTGACTACGTATCAAATAGAGAATCGATATTTAAATTTAGTTTTACTTTGAAGAATACTGTATATCATTACGTGTTTAATAATATATTAAAAGAAGAGTCCGTTTTTAATAAAATACAAATAGATAGTAGAAAACGAAAAAGAAGTTATTCTCAAGAAATAGTTACTACTGATAAAAAAAGTAAGAAAATAGATTGGTCAAAAATGGTTTCTGCATCTAGAGTACGAAACTATTTGTTAAATGATACCTTAGTAGATTGGTTAAATGAATACAATGTAAATAGTATAGATTCGGATATTTCAAAAGTAAAACCAAATTCTCGTAGTAGTGTTATCAGTTATCGCGAAGATTATAATGTTGATGAATTTACTAGACATATCATGGAACAAGGAAACATATTTGAAAAGGAAGTTATCAAAATTCTTGGTGGAAAGGTTAAAATAGTACAAGCATCAGAATCATTTCAAGCAAGAGAAGTTAGAAATTTTAATTATACTAAGAAATTAATGAAAGAAGGAATTCCAGTTATTTTTCAGGCTGTTTTACACGATTATGAAAATTCAACTTATGGATGTCCTGATTTATTAGTTAGGTCAGATTATTTAAATAAAATTTTCAATCAAGAATTGCTAACAGCAGATGAATTAAAACATAAAAGTATTAAATTAGGCAAAGACTATTATTACGTAGTTGTTGATATTAAACACTCTACCTTGCATTTTAATGTTGACTTTACAACTTTAAGAAATAGTGATAGTGTACCCGCTTATAAAGGTCAATTATATATTTATAATGAAGCTCTCGCAAAGGTTCAAGGTCATAATCCAATGAAAGCTTTCATATTGGGAAAGACTTGGAATTGGAAACAACAAACTGGGACAAATTTTATGGAAAAATTAGGTACTATTGATTATGATGGATTTGATTCAAATTACGTACAACAAACACATGATGCAATTAATTGGGTTTTACGTGTTAGAAATGAAGGCAATCAATGGAAACTGACACCTTTACCATCTATTCCTGAATTATATCCAAATATGAATAATGAACGAGATGGTGATTGGAAACAGTTAAAAAGTGAATTATCCAAGTCGATAAATGAGATAACTGCATTATGGATGTGTGGAGTTAAAAATCGTAATACAGCACATAGTAATAATATCTTTAGTTATAAAGATAAGGAATGTTGTTCAAATCTATTGGGATTTAAACCTGGTAATGTTTCTGATACATTAGATAAAATTATAGAGATTAATCGAGTCGATATAACACACGTTATTCCAGAAAAAGTATCTATTAGCGAGATTGGGGATATGAATTGGAGAAACATTCATGAGACAAGTTTAGAATTTTATCTAGATTATGAAACAATGAATTCAAATATGGGGCAAATTTTAGTAGAGAATGATAACATTGGTTATCAAAATAATCAATTTGTTTTTCAAATAGGTGTAGGTTACAGTAAAAATAATAAATGGGTATATAAATCATTTGTTGCTCCTACAAATGATTTAATTGGTGAAATAAAGATGATAAATTCATTTTGGGAATATATTGAATATGCAAAAAAATCAGAGAAAAAGAATGATTGTCATTTTGTTCATTGGTATAATGCAGAACCAATTAGTTACAAAAAACTTCAAAAAAGAGTAAGTTCTGTAGGTTCAAAGGTACCAGATAAGAGATTTCTAGATTTATATTCTCTTTTTAGAAAAGAGCCTATTACCGTGAATGGTTCATTAAATTTTTCATTAAAATCTATTGCCAAAGCAATGAATAAGCACAAGTTAATTCGGACTAATTGGAATAGTAGAAATCCATGTAGTAATGGATTAAATGCCATGTTATTAGCTCATAAAGCATATCGAGATTCAAAAGGAAGTTTAGATGACAGTAATGTAATTATGAATGATATAATTCATTACAATCAAGTTGACTGTAAAGTTTTATGGGAAATAATAAGTTATTTGAGACAATATCATTGATAATAATAACATTAATAACATTGATTATAATAATATTGATAACATTAACATTGATTATAATAATATTGATAATAATAATTATTTCTATTTTCTTTTACTAAACCAAACGTAGTAATTGCATTTTTGATAAGAATATCTGTAATATCATCTGAATCAATAATTTGATTTAGTATATTTGTAAATTCTATTTCTTCTTCCGAGTCTATTTTTAAAAATAATGATGCTATTTTATGTGCGATAATAAAATTAATAAATAATTCCTTTTCGTTATTTGGTAAAATTTCGTCTTGATAGCATTGAAAAAATATACCATGAGAAAGTGTAAATGTTTCAATATATTTCATAATCCAGTCTAATAAATTAGATTTATCAAGAGTAAACTTTTCGTGGTGTTGTGAAATTACAGCTATGAGATTAGAGTCATCTATTATTTCATTTTTATTTTTTCTAAAGCTATTAAGAATTATTCTAAAATTATATTTATTAGAAATTTCTGAAATATCTTGTTTTTTTTCTCTTGATATAATATTTATGGTTGGATTAGTAAAATCATTTGTATTAATCGAGTTATTTAAACTAATTGATAATATATCATTCCAATTTTCATCTATTTTATCTGTTAAATTAATAATATCTATAATTTTATCATTTTTAAAATAATCCGATATTATATCAGTTATTTTATTAATTGGATATCTATGATAACATATTTTTAATACTAATCCATTCTTTGATTTTATTTTGATTTTTTTTATATCTGATGAAACTACATTAACATCGTAGTCTCCTTTTGAATAAATAAGAATACTGTTTTCGTTTGTATTGATTAGACATTTATTATTCGTTTTTCCTATTCCAAGAAATGTATATTCTCCAGGTGTATAAAATCCTATAATACCACTACTATCAGATGTTTTAAATTCAGTGAATGAGGTTATATTAATAGTAGTTTTTGGATATACTTCTTCACCTGTAGATATATTAACTAGATGTTGCGATGCAATTTTTGATATTCGCTGTTTTTGATATAAATAATTTGCAATACCATACGTAGCAATTGTTGTTCTATTCATTAAATTACATTATATTAGATTTATTTTAAATATAATTAAAAGTATAAAACGAATTATATAAAATTACAATTTAATATCTTAATTGTATTTATTATATATTATACTGTAATTTTATTTTTATTTAAAAGATTATGGTTAATATAGAATAAATGGGCTTTGACGGATTGATTTCATTTCTAATTAGAAATTTACCCAATGATACATTTGATGAGGTAAACCTTGTTAAAAACTATAACAGAGTTGTATCTAAATACATTCTAATCGATATATCTTTTATATTATATAATTGCTATATTGAAGTTGAGAATGATATTAATTTAATATTAAAATATATTTATGCGCTGTCTTGTACTGATTATAATGAAATAATTAAAAAATTAGAAAAAGAACTAGAAAAGGATCACTGGAAAAATATTAAAGTTCCACTTGATGGAGAAACACAAGATGAAATAAGTGATAACTTTATAAAATTTTTAACAGATAATGATAACAAATATTTTTTTGATTTGTTATCTAATTATACTTGCAATAAACTTCAAGATATTTTAGAAAATTTATTTGAATTAAAATTCACTACGGATGTTATATTATTCTTCGACAGTATTCCATCATATTCAAAAATTTTAGAACAGAGAAAAAGAAGGATAAAGAATTATTTAGAATCACAAAATAGGAAAGAATACTATGTAAAATATTTTACTGATTTAGAGAATGATAATGTACAAGAGAATGATATTGAGTATGATTATTTTAATTGGATGAAGAAGAAATTCAATTGTAATAAGATAATAGATTCTAATTCAGTATTTGTTAAACATTTAAAAGAGTATATCATTGATAATGTTAAAATAAGTAATAATGTTAAAATTGATGTTGATAAAGAAGATTTTGGAGAAGCAGATTATAAAATTTTTAAATATATATCATCTAATAAATTAGATGATAATATTACGATATTAAGTTGTGATTCAGATTTAGTCTATCAATTAATGTTACAACAATATAATTATAATTACTTGAATAGAAATATCAATTTAGGTTTATTCAAGTTTTATGTTAATTCTTTTGAATATTGTCAATATTTTAATGCGAATAAGATATTAGATTATATATCTACTAATTATGTTGAAACTAATTTGATAAAAGAGAAAAAGAATAATGATTTTACTCTAGACTTTTTATTTATACTTAATTTTTTTGGGAATGATTTTCTTCCGAGTAGTTTAGAGTTAGGTCCCGAAATTAGTTTCAATTATTTAATTAAAACATATTATCAAGTATTTGGAAAGAGTGGTAATTCAATAGTAATTCCAGAATATAGTAATGATAAATTGTTATATAATTTAGACTTTAATAATTTAAAATTATGGTTAGTAGAAATATCTAAAGTAAGCTCTTATACAAAAATAGTATTACTAAGATACTTCAAGGTTCCTTATAATATTACATTTATAATAACAGAAAAATTAGGATTAAATTTAGAAGAAGTAAGAGATAAACTACTAAAACCTTATTTAATATATAATGGAATGATATTAAAAGATTCACTTGACGATAATGATATTAGACTTTTATTATATAATGATTATATTAAAGAATCATCTGATACTTTAGATGAAGCTATTAAGAATATAAAGAATCCATTAGATTGCAACAATTATCCAAATTCATTAGGAATATATTTAGAACAATTAGATAGTTTATTAGCAGAATACTTAGATTTTAATGATTTGGCAAATTTTGGATTAAAAAACAGACTGTACACATTAGAAATTGAAGATAATATGTATCAAAATTTATATAATTATATTTCTAGAGAATCAAATATTAGTACTATTGATTTATCTTTTGATATGAAAATAGATGAATGTGATAATAATAAAACTGAAGAATTTCTATTAATGTTATATTTTATTGTAACAAATTTTTTCAATGATATGGAATTTTATAAATCTACTAATTTGACTAGATACTCATATTCGACAATACCTTCTTTGGCCAATATTATTAGTTTTATAAGTACGAATGATATGAAAAAAATTAAAATCAAATTTGATAGTTTAATTAAATATAATATATTAGAAAAGAGTAAATATATTGATTCAACATTACATCATTTGATTATAACACCATATTTGATGGATTCTAATTATCTGGAATTACTAGATAATAAAGATTTATTAAAAAAGATAATAGCAAATTTTGATGATACTTTAAAAGAAATTTGGTGTAATAACGAAACTGATTCGTTCTTGAAACAAGACCCAAAAATATTGTTAAGATCGTGGATTGATTTATTATATAAAATTAATTGTCAAAATACAATTGAGGTTAATAGTAATTTACTAATAGAAGTTTAGCTCAAATTTTATTATAAATTTAAAATATATATTATAAACACAAGTGCGATTTATGATACTAAAACTTTTAAATTAATAATAATTAATATATGATTTAAATAAAGAATCAAGTATTAGTATATATGGAAATAAGAAAACCTATTAATGAATCAAGAACATTAAAAGGCAGTACTCTTGAAAGTGGAATTAAATGTATTAATGTTCAAGATGATAATCTAGATAGAAGTCATGTTATGGTTTCTGTCAATATTGGTTCAATTTCTAATCCTTTTGAATATCAAGGGTTAGCTCATTTTTTAGAACATATGTTATTTCTAGGAAGTACAAAATATCCTGGAGAAAATGATTTCGCAAATTTTTTAAATGAAAATGGAGGCGACTCCAATGCTTATACTGACACATTTGAAACAGTTTATTATTTTTCTGTATTTAACGACAAATTAGATAAGGCTATAGACATGTTTTCAAGATTCTTTATTGATCCGTTATTTGATAAAGATTCTGTGAATAGAGAAATTAATGCAATACAATCAGAACATAATAAAAATGTCCAACAAGATAATTGGAGGTTACATCATTTATTTGGTTTAATTTCCAAGGAAGGTAGTATGATAAATAAGTTTGGAACAGGTAATTTGGAAAGTTTACAAAAAGATGGTGTTAGAGATGCGATGATTTCATTTTATAATAAATACTATGTATCTTCGAACATTAATATAGTAACTGTATCTTCATTAGATAATAATGTTGTTAATAAATATGTTAAAAAGTCATTTTCTAATATTCCTAAAAAAATAGTTCCAAAGATAACCTTAGAAAAACCATTTTTTGAAAATAAAGGAAAAAATTATTTTTTAAAGAGTGTATCTAAAGAACATAGATTGGTATATCTTTGGGAAGTTCCAGATAATGTTAAAAATTATTTAACAAGTCACTCTCCGCATATTATTTCACATGTTATTTCCAGTGATAATAATGATTCATTAAAACAAGTATTAATAAAAAAAGGTTTAATTTCTACTTTATATTCATATGTTCCCAAAGAGGGTATGTTTGTTATTAATGTTAAATTATCAAAAGTTAGTAATTGGAAAAAGGTAGATTCTTATGTTAGATATTATGTAACTGATTTAATTAACAATGATTGGAAAAAAATTGCGGAATATTATCAGAAAAAAGATAAAATTATTTTTAATTTTTCATCAAAGCAAAGCTCTAATAGTTTGGGTTTAAAATTAGTTACTGATCTTAATTATTATCCAATTGAAGATTGTTATATTGGTCCTGATGTAATAGAAAATGTTAGCGAAAGTGAAATTCAGTCGTTGTTAAAAGATTATTTAACTTTTGATAAAGTTAATATTATACTTAGTTCCGATATAGACCATACTTCACTTGATTCGAATGTTATAGGTGGTAAAGTAGAAAGAGAACCATATTATGAACTAAGTTATGTTCCAGTTAAATTAAATGCAAGTATTGCTCAACCATTTAAATATGAAATAATTTCAGAAAATCCATTTCTTGATGTAAGTCCAAAATGGATTGATGGATTAGATGAAACATTAGTACCAATACAGGTTGGCGGTTATCCTTTTAAATGCTGGTTTGGAAATGTTTCAATGTTCAAAGAAACAATAATTTATTCAGAATTAATATTTACTAATTCTGAAATTACATTTGGAATAGGCAATTGTTTAAATACAATAATTCTTCTGAAATATATTAATAGAAAATTAGAAAAGAATTTTAATTTAGCTTCTGAAATTGGGTTTTCAGCGAATTTGAATTTAAGTATTATGGATTCTATTGTAACTATTACAATTGCTGGTCATAATGATAAATTCCAAGAGTATTTCAATATGGTAATATTATATCTTAAAGAATTTAAATTTGATGAAGAGGATAGTACAATGATTGAAATGATTATTGAATCTACAAAAGATAGTTTTAATAATATTAATAAAACTAACCCATGGGGCTATAGTAATTACCTAGAACAATTAAGTATGATTAAAAATTTATTTACGATTGAAGATGCATTAGGATATTTAAATTCATTAGATGCAAAGAGTTTCTTTAAAAAGATAAATGAGACGTTAAATAGAGTTTTGTTCGAATCTAAATTTACAATCTTAACTTATGGAAATGTAGAGTTTTCAGAATTATTTGAGAAAGGTAATAAATTAATAATTGATTTTCCCAGTTTTGAAAAACCAAGAAATGTTATCAATATGTTAAAAGATATTGATTCAATTCATCCAAACCCAGATGAGAAAGATAATTATGTTCAATTTAGTCACTATATTGGCACATTTCAACCAAAAAGTGCTTTATTATTATTAGTTTTAACTATATCTTTGAGTCAAAAATTCTATGATGAATTAAGAACCAAACAACAATTTGGTTATCTGGTTTCATCTCATAAAAATATGTATCAAAATGAATTTAATTATTTTAAACAACAGATTCAATCATCTAAAAGTATTGACGAAATTGAACAGGCCATACTTAAATTTAATAATGAATTTCTAAGTACAGTTACCGAAGAAGATTTTAAGAAATATGTAGAGTCAGCTAAAAATCTTCTAGAAGAAAGAGATAATAGTACCATAGAACTAGTTGGTAGGTATTTAGACGAAATTTATTATAATAAATTTACATTTGAAAGAAGAATATTATTATTACAGCATATAAATAAAATAACCTTTGGAGATTATAAAAAGTTTTATACTGATAAAATCTTAAAAGGAGATACTAAAAAAATGTATATTAGAAGTCAAAATAATAAAGTATAGTAAACAACTATGTTATTAAATTAAATTATATTATTTAATTTACAAACATTTAAAAATTATAATTTTTTCCCCTATCTATCACCTGTAAAACTACATAATTAACTTTTTCAGATTATTATATTTTGACTTGTACTTGAGATATTTATTATAGTAAGGTAATCGAAGTGCTCCTTTCACCGATCGAAGTGTATTGTCTTGGACTTTAAAAATATTAGAAACATCATTTTTAGTAAATTCATTATAATTTTGAAAATACATTTCTGATCTGTCAACAATGGGTGGAAACCGAAATACTGAATTTATTTGAATTGTGTTTTCGAAATCGGTATTATTGATAGTAACATCAATTCCTTTTATTTTAATATTTGTACTTTCTATCAATGAATTATAACTGGTTAATATTCCGTTTTCATATAAATCTATGTAAAATAGCAAGTTTAAATTTGGTAAACTATTCGCAAAATTAACAAGATAATCTTTTGTTTGTTTTCCAAAATTATATTCGACTAAATCTAATTCGTTAAAATAAAATGGTAGTATATTGGATTCAAAATTTACGATTGGTATTATGCTCCTCTGATTCAATAATTCTGAAATACTTTCAAGTGTAACAAAGATTATTTTTGTTTGCCTAATTTTTTTAATAATATCTGCAGTTGGTTTGTAATAATAATCAATATTTTTTTTATTAACATGTATTATATTATCACTAATTATTTTTTTATATTCATCAACTAATTTGATTTTATCTTGCAAATTACAAATTATAAGTATATTAGTCTGATTCTCAGTTGATAGCTTTAATATGGTGTCCATATGAGAAACTAAATGTATCCACCTTTTATGAGAAGTATTATCCTTAAAATTGATAACCTTTTCAAAAGGTTGTTCTAATCTATCTTTAATTTTATTATAATTTAATACTAAACTGTTATCTTTTTTAAATCCCATTTCAGATAAAATAAATTCTTTATTACTATCAACTTTCTGTTTAATTAATGTATTATATTCATTAACATCCGGATTTTTAGTAACGCCATTAAAAATCTTTTTCATGTGTTTACTACTAAAATTTAGTTTTATATTTTCTGTTTCGATTTTTGGTCTATCAATATTTACATAAATATTATTATTTATTATTTTAGGTTCATTAAAGTAAGGTTTAAAACCTTTAGATAACTCAATTCTTATATTCTTATAATCTAATTTTGAATAAAAGTAAGTATCTTTTTCCATTTCAACTAAGATATCAAAAATATCAACCCTTTTTTTAATATTACCATTTAATGTGTTTTTTTCTATGACAATACTAAAATTCGCTATTTGTGATTTGTCTATCTTTAAAATTTCCAACAGGTCCTCTTTCATTTTTTTATCATAACTTAAAATTTTCGAATTACTATAGATATTAGTTAAATTTAATATAAATAAATCATCAAACCCATATAAATGTTTTTGAATGTTACTGTTGTCGGGTAAATCGGTAGCGTTATAAGATTTTATATAAGATTTTCCTATTCCTTTTATTGGAATTTTTCTATTTATATCATTACTATCTGGAGTATAAATTATATAATGTTCAATCTCTATTTTATTGTTCTTTATTTCATTTAGGATTTCACCCAAATTATTATTAATTTTTAAATATATAGTGTTTTGACCGGATTTATATTCAATATTATTATTATTTTCAACACAATCAATAAAATATCTAATTTGATCTAAAATATTATAATCATCGCCATTGTATTTAGAAACAAATATTATTCTATTAAATTCACTTGATTCTATTAATGCTAAAATATCAAGTACATAATTATCATGTGGTAATTTATCAGATGATGAGTTAAGTTTAAACCATACATTTGTCAAGTCAACAATCAATGTTAATTTATTATCTGAAGTAATTGTATTAAACAAAAATTTATCAAATTCAAGTGATTCCATATATTTATTATATAGATGATAATGTTTTTCACTGGTCCAAACTGGATATTTTTTTTCGTGTAAATAATCTGGATCAACACTATAATTAGAAAGTTGGGTTTCATAAAAATCGATTTTAGCTTTTATTTCGTCAGAAGTATCTGTATTCTGGTTAATTTTGATAGATGCATTCTTATTGTTTATTCGAGATTTATTTGTATTGTTGGAGATGACTATATCTTTATCTGTGCTATTGTGTTTTACTTTATCTTTAGGTTTTTTAATAGTTGAGTCTAACCTAAGATTATTAATTTTCGTAACATAACAAGATTTATTAGCTACATGGTCTTGAAATTTAAAATTATATTTGTCTTTTTTTTTAATAAATTGTATATTTATTATGGTTCCATTATCTTTTTTATAAAAATAAAATTGTTGTTGAATTAAGGCATCCTCTTCTATTTTTGGTAGCTTGTTATAATCATCAATAGAAATTATACTATCTCCAATAAAATTATTAATATTATTTATATTACAATCCATATATATTTTTAATATAGATAATAAATTATTTATTTAATATTTTTAGACAAGTGTTAAATTATATAGTTATTTAGTTATTTAACTTGTTACCCATACATAAATTTTTTAAGACAACTTTGTTAGTAATCTATAATAATCATATTAAGTCAATTAAAATATTATGGAATAAGATAACCATATAGATTTAACAAGTATATTATACATACTTATCAATAGACAAATTACTTGTGTTACACCGATCGACACTTAATTCATTATCTTTTATGAAGGCATCCTAACTTTTACAAATTCAGATATTACAATGTAATAAAATAACACAAGTATGTTTAAGCATTAAATTATTATATATATTAATTTAATGGATATAACACCTGAAATTTCAATTGCTATATGTCAATTTAGAGTTGGTACAAACAAAAATGAAAATTTGGATAAAGCAAAAAATTTTATAAATAATTCTGCAAAACAGGGTGCACAAATAATAGTATTGCCAGAATGTTTTATTGGTCCATATGATATCAATGAATTTTCAAATATAGCAGAGACAATTAATGATTCTAGTTCATATAATATGTTAAAAAAAGCAAGTGAAGATTATAAAGATATTTATATATTTGGTGGAACTATTATAGAAAAAGAAAATGATAAATTATATAATACTTGTTTTGTTTTCAAAAATGGTGAATTATTAGATTTCTATAGAAAATTAAATTTATATAAGATTGATATGGAAGAACATAGTTTCTCAGAAGGGGATGTATTAACATGTGGTGATAAACCAACTATAATTAAAACTGAATTTGGTAATATAGGAATAGGTATTTGTTACGATTTAAGATTTCCAGAATTAGCAAAATATTATCGAGATAATAATTGTATAATGATAATTTATCCTGGTTCTTTCAATCGGTATACCGGACCTAAACATTGGTTAGTATTACAACAAGCAAGATCATTAGATAATCAATTGTTTATTGTATCATGTTCAACCGCGTGTAGTTTTAATTCATCATTTGAATCATATGGAAAATCATATATAATATCACCATGGGGAGACGTTATATGCGAAACAGAAATTGATAAAGAAGAGATTAAAATCGAAAAAATTAATACCAATTATATAACAGATGTTAGAAAGAAACTTCCTATATTACTTGATAATCAGAAACTTGTTACATAAAACGTCATGTAGTATTGATTTATTCTACAATTAAACCAACCACAATATTATGTAACTTTGCATAATTTACAAGTTGTCAAGTATCCAATAATTTGCGGTTCATTTTTACATATAGAGTGTCCTAAATATAAACAGTTAGTACTACGAATTTAAAGTATTGTTCTATAGTATCCTACTTTTTACCGAAAGTAAATGTCAGTTGGTGTAATATATAGTCCAAATAATTTTAACAATCACCATCTATTCCCATTTTTACATTTAAATATGTGAGATGATCATTGATACTAGTACAATGTAACGGTGAACATGAATTGGAACATGTGTCATCTTCTTTAGAATTAATACTATTATCATCGCAATTAATAAATTTAGTATTATCTTCGTTATACCATATTTCTGAAGGTATATGTTGATATCCAAAACGTTCTTCTGGTACATGTGGTACCATATCATAGTAATGGGTAACACGTATTGAATTAATATCTAATTCTCTAAACATCTTGACAAATTCTGAGTTACCCATTCTTGGAGAGCCAAAAGTTACTAAACTAGTTAGTTGATAATCAGGATAATTATGTTTTAGATCTATAGCCAATAGAGTAGAAATTCCACCCAAGGAATGACCAGTTAACATTATTTGGTTGGTTTTATATTTATAAGTGGTATCTACTATTGCTTTAACAACCTCTTGATAAATAGCTTGATATGATTGATAAAATCCAGATTCTACACCTACATGTGGCAATAAAGGATATGGATAAGTAAATCTTACTTTAATATTATTTACCCAATTTTTAATATTTTCAGAACCACGGTATGAAACAAAAGTAGAGTTATATTCTTTATTATATCCTACTATTGCCCGCATGCTATGCTTATCAATATCATATTCTAAAATGTTAGCATTATTATTTTCTAACGGATTAGAACAATAAGCAGCTTGAGCCAAGTTAATAGAAGTGGAAACCAAATCTAATGAATACACCATAGTACTTAACAAAGATAGTACCATAAATTTAAACAGTTTATTAAACATTATTATATCTATAACGATTATTTTTAAATATAAAATAACAATTTTTTTATTTTATATTTAAATTTATTTTATATTTAAACATCACATTCTATTGGTTCTTCACCTGGATAATTATTTCCTTCATAAAATATGTTACAATCAATTGCCTTTTCTTTTAATGCATCTTCAAATTGTTTAATGAGACGATGTTTCTTTTTAGCTAGTTTCCAAATATATTCATCAATTGTTTGTTCTTTTGTATAAGTTGCTAAATATAAAAAGACATCAACTTCTCTTCTTCTCTTGGGTAAATCTTTATGAGAACAATATCTAATAGCTCTGCCAATAATTTGTTGTATTCTTGAAAAATTCCAATAAGGTTCTAAAATATGAACTTGATCCACTCTTAATAACGAAATACCTTCTTTAATAGACGGTGACCCCAACATGATTTTTAATCTAGAACCATCATGATTTTCTTTTTGATTAAAAATAAATTTTATTTCCTCTTTGACAATATGCGGTTCATCTCCTGACCACACAGCAAATCTTTTGTCACCTTCTCCGTGAACTTTGTAATTTTTATATCCATGCGCTTCTAAAAAGGTAACAAGTGATTTCAATCCACCTATTTCTTTAAAATTAGAATAAACAAATACAGGTCCTTCTGATTGACCTATTTTTTTGTATATTTTATAAAATTTAACTGAATATTCTCTAATATTTTGAATATATAATGCTTCATCTGAAAATGAACAAAATCCATTTAATCCAATACTTTTATTTGGAAAAGAAACATTAGACATTATTCTAGGACCAATGAAAAAATTATTCGGCATTTTTAAAATGTCAACATTTCTAAATGAACCTCTCAAAAAGTTATCCTGACTTGACATAGCTGTTAAGTAACTCTTATATTGAAATTCACTCATTTTACATTTAACTACTTTAAAATTTTGAACTGGAAACGTTTGTGGTGCAGCACCACGATAATATGAAACAAGACCATTTACCATTTTCCTAAAATTTTTTATATTTTTTGCTTTATAATATACACCTTCCTTATCTTTTTTAATAGCTAAATATTTTTTATTAAAATCAATACCTGTTAATAATTCATTTTTAGGTTTAAGTAGATTTAAAGTCATCGCGATTTCAACTGGTTTATCAAACATCGGTGTAGCTGATAATAAAATAATTCGAGTTTTATCATCTGAGTTATCAATAAGTTTTTTCAAGTTTCTATGAAATGAACCTGTTTCTGAAATCATATTTTGAACTTCGTCAATAATTAATAAAGTGTTTTTTAATTTTATTTTATTAGCTTTGGCTAAATCTACAAATTTATGGTAGGAGTAGATAGTATAAAATTTATCTATTTTTCTATTAGATTTATTAATTATACTTTGATATTGACAATCAGATGGTTTTAATTTAGATAATTTCTTTCTATCATTGGAAGAAATATATTCATCACCAGGACATTCTGATATTAATTCTCCTCTAAAATTTCCAATTAATGCAGCAGGAAGTATAATCATCACATTCAATGTGTGTTTTAATTTTTCGGCCATATTAACAGCAGTACATGTTTTACCAGCACCTATTTTATGATAAATTAATATACCTTTAGTTTTCGATTGTTTAAAGAAATCTCCCAAAAATTTTTGTGATATCTGCAATTTAAATTTGTTAGGAACACATAATTCCTTCATACTTTTATTATTTGCTTTAATTTTATATTTATTTTGGGATATAAATTCTTTGTCTTTTAAGTCCATTAGATTATATTAGATATTTTGTTTTCAATAATATAAATAAGATATTTTCCAAAAAAAATTGAATTAAAGAAACATAATATATATTATACAGTATCTTATGGAATTTACAGCGTCAAATGAGATGAATAACCAGTCCACAACTGTTCTTGATGTTTCAGGAAATTGGATGATTGATACAGAGGATGAATCAATTGATATATTAATGCAGCAGTCAAATACTTCGGTATTAGGTAGTACCTATTTTAAAATTATTGCTAAAAATAATAGCAAAGATATTTTAGAATTAAAAAATAAACTAAGTGATAGTAGAGAGTTATATAATTATTTCTTTGGGATTACACCTATGGATTCTTTAGTTCCTTATACCTTTAAAAATAAAAATCAGTACCCGTTTATGAAAAGTTTATTAGAAAACTTTCCAATTACTAATTTTAATAATTTTATTACATCAGAAGGATATGACTTGGATCTTCTGAAATATACAACATATAAACTTTTTAGTTCACTTTTAAAGATTGACAAAGGTCAATCTCTATTAAAATTGATTCCATATGAAGATATTTTTAATTCGATGACAACAGAGATGAAGATTGATATGTATTTTATTTCTGGGGTATCTGGAACATTGCCAACTTTCATGATGATTGATAATATTATGACTGAAAAAAGTTATATTGATCACTCTTCCAAGAGTATTCTTTCGGCATCATGTAGAAACGCAGATAATAGAATTTTAAAATTTATACTTGGTAAGTTTGATGAATATCACAATGGTTCATGGAACACGGAAGAGTTTATTAGAATGCTAATAACTAATATATTTTCTATCCATATACCTTCTAAATATATTCTAAGAAGACTAAAAATGGTAAATCAAAAAATTAATTTGACTCCATATTTCAGTTATATGTTAAACTATATTGAAGATATAGATACACTTATGACTATTAATAAATATTATAATATAGATTCTAATATAGATTCTAACATATATATTGATCCTTATAGTAAATTAATCGAACTAGTAGATGTTCCTAATTCGGATGATAATAAGATTATTACGAATATAAGTAAGATTTTAACTATTTTTAAATCCGAAAAGGATAATGTTATTTTCTTATTAAATATCTTTATAATATATAATAAATTATATAATTTTGAAATTAGTGTTATTAATAATAATGCTGAAATAAATGATTTAATTAATCGTATCGTTGATGATATATTTTGTAATGATCTTAAAGATATATATTCTAATTGGAATATCAAAGATTTATCAAAAATATTCAGTATCTATTCACCTGATATATCAAAATATTGTGGACTAGTTAATTACAATAAGATGAAACAATTACTTTTTATGTTACCATACATTGATTACTTTCCTGTAAAGTTAAGAGCATGTGGTGATAACCACAATTTAAAACTGATGACATCGTTAAACTTATTTAAATTTCACATCAAAGTGTGGATGAGAAAACATAATAAGATTGTCTTACTTCAGAATAAAATAAAGGTATTAAGAACTGATATAGATAAAAAAGTTAATAATGATTATAATATGTTTACTAAACTTCCACCAAGGCATGTATTACCAATGGAATTAAATATGATTAATGGTAATAGTGTTGGAAAATATTTAATTAGAGAAAAAGCAGACGGTTGTTTAGTTGATTTTATTTCTCAAGATGTTTTTCCATATATTAAGGAATATAGTAATAGTATCATTAAAGCTGAATTTATTGAAGAATTAGATTTGTATCTTATTTTTGATATTAAGATGAATAATATGAATATTATTGAAAGGTATGAATATATCAGAACTTTACATCCAAATACATGTGATACTGCAACGTTAACTTCACCTATTGAAACATTTAATGATTTAAAAGTTGCGATTCAACAAGAAAGAAAAAACTTTGAAGAATTTTTGAAACTACCTTATAAGAATTATAGAGTTTATCCAAAAGCCGCATGGTTAGTAAAATCTATGGAAGTTCTTAATAAAGAATTAATTCAAAACATTATTAGTGAAAAAGACTATGTAGATATATGTGAATATGGACCCTATTCAAATGATGGGTTAGTTATTTCACCACTTGATGGCTCCCGAGAATTAAAAGTTAAACCTAAATCACTTCATACGTTAGATTTGTTATTTGATGGTAAGAATTGGATTGATAGAGAAAAGAATAATTGGAATCATATCATTTCAACTAAAGATACGTTTTCACTTGATACAATTTGGAGATGTTATCCAACATTTAAAACTAACAGTAATGGTGATTACTTGTTTGAACCAAAAGAATATAGATTTGATAAGATAAAACCAAATACTAATAAAATTGTTAATAATATTTATCAGCTTCATAAAATTAATTGGTTAGATACATCTACAGATGGAACTGATTTTTTCTATCATTCTAAGAACCATTCAGTTTCAAAAAGATGGGGTGAATTAGCCCGTATACAAAATGAACATTTAGAAAATATTTTAGAAAATATTAATCCAATAATTAAAACATCTTGGTTAGATTTAGGTTGCGGTTCATCAAAGCTACTTAACTATATTAAGAAATATCATTTTATTGAATATATTGGATTAGACTTTGATATTAATCAGTTGTTAAGAGGAGTAAAAAGAATTGATATCAACCAATCTTTTTTGAATAACTGTCGTGTTATTCCTACAGATTTATGCAATGATTGGTATTCACATAAATTTCAATGGGATACAGTTGATAAAACAAAGAAATTTGACTATATTGTGTCTAATTTTAGTTTGTCTCATTTTTACAATGAAGAATTCTGGAATAAATTAGAACAGGTTTCAAAAAAGGATACCTATTTTGTTTTTAATATAGTTAATAATAAAGCATTTCAAAAGTGGGAGGACGCGAATGATTATCTGTATATAGATGGTAATACAGTGAATTATTATTTTGAATCAGTTCATGATAAAATGATGACTGAAAAATATATTAGCGAAGAAGAAATAGATATATCGATTAAAAAATATAATTGGAATACTGTGTGTAAAGTATATCCTGATGGAAACGAACTTGATTCTAAATATACATGGTACGTACTGAGACGTAACTAATTTATTTTATAAGATAAAAGATATAGTAAAAATCATTATATAATATTTTAATTTATTAATTTCTAATTTATTTTATATGGATTTTAACTTTGGTAAAACAGATAATTACTTTCAAGTTCTATCAAAAAACTATAATTTAAATGGTGAAATATCTTGGAATGAATTTGATAGTGACCAAAAAAAAAACAAATCAAAAGTGGTTATAGTTAAACAAGAAGATTTTAAATATGGTACATTGCGTATAAGAGAAGCGTGTACTATAAAGCTTTCTGAAAATATTTACTTTAATCCTAATAGACCTGAAACATGGATTAACAAGACTGGACAAGTTACTCGAAATTTTTCTGAAGCTGTATCTATTGATAATAATAGAGAATTAGATTGGTGGCCTGACTTTAAATTAAGTCAAAATAAACAGTATTTTGAAAAAGATGTTCGAAATGCCTATAGACTTGGTTTCTTTACTGCTATAGCTCTAGAAGCTGAAAATATTATAATTAATTTGAATAATTATACTTTACAACAGCATCCTGAACATGCTCTTCAGCAAAGATTCTTTTCAGTTATTGAGTTAGCAGACCAACCATTTGTACCAAAACAAGGACCAGCTAACTTTGGTGTCACAATAAGAAGTTCTAGTAATGTAGCAATAATAAATGGTAAAATTGGATTATCAAGTCATCATGGTATTCATGGTAATGGAATTAAAAATATTATGGTAAAGAATGTTGATTTTATTGATAATGAAGTATGTGGAATTGCACTTAATGGATGTGTAGATGTATATTTAGTAAATGTTAATATAGTAAGAAATAGACATGATATACCAGTTATGGGATCATATTCTGCTGGTAGATTTTTAAAACTATTTACAACTGGATTGAATGATGCTATTTCTAAGAGTTCTGCTGACTATAGAAATTATTTAAATATGTTAAATGACGACTTGGATAAAACTTTTAATGCAGTAATTTTAAATAATGACACTATTCCCAATATTTATAATAATAGAACTGGATTAATAGATGGTAATTATTATGGAATTGTCATTAATCCTATGGGTGTAGCAGTGAATGCACCATTAGAAAATAGAACATCCGCAAAAGCAAATGAGACCTGTAATATTTATATGAAAACAGTTTCAATTAATAATATTAAAACTAATATCACTGAAATCTTAGCAATTAAAAATAGCAATAATAAGACAATGACCGCTCCTTCAGGTGCGTTGTTTCAATTTATGAATGTATCTAAAAAGATTAACGATAAATATTATTATGAAGGGAATTCATTATCAAATTTACAAATTGAATTAGTTCAGGTATTAAAAGATAATTTGAATTTGAAAAAGTTCTTAGGTAATTTTAATTTTGATGAAGGATTATTAATTTGGAGAAATAATAAAGAATCATATTTTGAACATAAAGAAAATAAATTTATTGGTAATAATGGATTGGAAGGGCATGATTATGAGATTTTAGGAAACGGCGACTCTATGTTTCATGTTAATAAGGGAACTTTTGGATTAAAAATAGATGGATTAAATACATCTGTTATAAATAACTTAACTATATCAAATATTGAAGCTAATGGACTTGAAGGTTCAACACTAGCAGGTAATTATCAGAAATCTCATCCAGCTCAAGGTCATTTAAATGGGTACCAAGGACATTTGGCTTATGGAGTATCTCTTAATGCATCAAATGATATCGATATTGAAAACATTAATGTTAATAACCTTTCAAGCAAATATGGGTCATCTCGTGGTCTAAGTGTTACTGGTGAGAGTATTAAAGTTAAGATATCAAACTCAATTATAGAAAATGTAACATCATGTCAAACCGAATTTGATTATACAAAACCATACTGGCCAAATGTTCCCACTAATGCTAGAGGAATATTTGTGGGTAATAATTGTGATGTATCAACTAAAAATATTACTTTAAGAAATATTATGAAAACTCCAGGGTGTATTAATCCTTCAGACTGTGAATTTTTCAGTATAGTTAAAACATTGGATTAAAAATATTATCAAACTTGTTAAAAATTTTTTATCAAGTTTATTAATATGAATAATAACTTCCATATCAAGTTAAATTTAATTGAAGAGGATACAAAAAGTAAAAAAGTAGAAAGTAAAAAAAATACTATATTTGACGAAATTGGTAATTTGTTTAATAATTCAACAGAAAATAATTCTCAAAAAGTAGAAAGTAATAATAGTATATTAGACAATATTGGTAATTTATTTAATAATTCAACAGAAAATGATTCACAAAAATTATTAATGTTATCAATTGCTTCTCATTTAATTATTAATTCAATGAATAAGAATTAAATATATGAAAATTCAGTACCTTCATATGCTCCAGGTTGCAACCCATTGTTATTTGGTAATACTTTCTTAACTTCTTCTCCTTCAATCTCTTCAACATGTTCAACATGTTCAACATTCCCTTCATCTATTG